AGAGGATGATACTAAGTCACCTTCTGACACTACTTCCGCTAAAAAGAGCAAGGGTAAACAGGCTGATAGCCTCGAGAATCCCATTAAAGGAAAAGAATAAAAAATTCCTTAAAAATTTTTATGGAATTACTTGACACACAGGTAATGATGTTATATAATGATTATGTGGGGAAAAGACTTTGACGGTTCAGTCCTCCTTGCACCTCGCCGGGGGCGATTACCTCAAACCCGGCTTACCATTATATAGAGAGGGTTGATATAGTGAGTGACGCCATCATTGTGGCTCTAATATCCGCGGCGGTAACTATTCTTAGTATCTTTATTTCTGCAAAGGCCACCCAGGATAAGACAGAGCATAAGTTAGATACAAACCAGCAGGTTATGACTAACGAAATGAACCACATAAAGTCAGAAATGGCAGAAATGAAAGACGATATAAAGGCACACAACCAGTATGCCAAACTGTTTAACGAAAATATTCCTGTCATTAAGGAAAGGCTCGATGTTGCCAATCACAGAATTGACGACCTCGAACATTCCGTTGAAAAATACCACGGCTAATTTTATTCCATAAGGGATAATTTAGTATATAGTTGAGCCTGACAACACTTAAAAATAGGCACAATCCGGCGCAGAGAGAATAGACTGCGGATTTATAAATTAAACTGATTACAGATTGTAGGAGGAAGATTATGAACCTGAAAGACCTTTTTGACAAGGCACCTAACGGCACCCTTACTTGGGACCAGTTAGTGGCGGCTGCAGGTAATTCAAAGTTTGTTGACCTGACTGAGGGTAATTATGTTGACAAACAGAAGCATACCGACGAATTGGCAGCCCGTGACACCCGCATTAACACCCTCAATGACACCATCGCTACTCGTGATACCGACTTGGCGAAGTTGCAGGACCAGCTTAAGGCTGCAGGCACCGATGCTGAAAAGTTGACTACTCTCCAGAGTGACCTCACCGCTCTCCAGGGTAAGTACGACACCGATACCAAAGCGTATCAACAGCAGTTGGCAGACCAGGCCTATGAGTTCGCTGTAAAGACTTATGCCAACGGTATTAAGTTCACCAGCAAGGCTGCCAAGAAAGAGTTTATCCGCTCTATGCTTGACAAGAAGCTGAAAATGGAAGGCGAGACTATTCTCGGTGCTGAGGATTTCAGAACGGCTTACGCTAAGGACAACGAGGATTCCTTCGTTGTTGAACAGCCTGACCCGACTCCTGACCCTGAGCCCAATAAGCCGAAGCCCCATTTTGCAGGTCCTACTGGTAACGAGCCTCAGGGCGCCGGCGGAGAGCCGAACCCGTTTAACTTTAATTTCGTAGGGGTAAGACCTCACGAAAAATAATCTACAAAGGAGATATAAATTATGCCCAGTTCCCAGATTCCTAATCTGAACTATGCTACCCAGTATCAGCAGGCGCTGGAGCAGGCGTTCCCTTATAGCCTGTACTTCGGCAAGCTGTATGCTACTCCGAACAACGGTCGCTTTAAGTGGGTAAACTCGAAGACCATCGAGATTCCTTCTATCAGCACCACGGGTAGAACTAATGCTGACCGTGACAGCATTAGCACCGCACAGCGTAACTATAACAACGCTTGGGAAACCAAGACGCTTGTTAATGAGCGTAAGTGGTCTACCCTCGTTCATCCTAAGGACATCGACCAGACCAATATGGCCGCGTCCATTGCGAACATCACCAAGGTGTTCAATGAGGAGCACAAGTTCCCCGAGATGGATGCCTACACCATCTCCAAAATCTACTACGACTGGTCTCACAGCGTAGCAGGTGACGCCGCTCACGAGGCGTATGTAGGTCACACTCCCGACACTACTGACCTCACCATCAACAACGTCCTGTCTGTATTCGACAGTATGATGTTGGAGATGGATAACAAGAGAGTTCCCGTAACCGGTCGTATTCTCTATGTTACCAACGAGGTAAAGACGCTCATTAAGAACGCTGCCAATCTCCAGCGTAACTGGGACGTTCAGTCCGGTGCCGACCAGATTAACCGCGTAGTCAATCGTCTTGACGAAGTTGAGATTATTGGCGTACCTGCAGAGCTGATGAAGACCCTGTATGATTTCAGCGACGTAAACGGTTGGGCTCCCGACCCGCTTGCGAAGCAAATCAATATGTGCCTCATCCTGCCCACCGCGGTCATTACTCCCGTATCGTATACCTTCTCGAAGCTGGACGCTCCGTCTGCTCTCTCTGAGGGTAAGTATTACTACTACGAGGAGAGCTTTGAGGATGTATTCATTCTCAACAAGAAGGCTGACGCCATCCAGTTCAACGTCTCCACTCCCGTTACTGCGGGCCTGACTGTAACCTCTGTTGCTGGCACCAATGCTGGTAATACTAAGATTACTGTCACTCCCACTAAGGGCACGGGCAACAGCTACAAGTACGCTACTGGCGCAACGGTAGATGTTCCTGCGGTCGGCGCTGACTGCTCGGCTATGACTACTTGGGATGGTACTTCCGACATCACCGCCACTTCTGGCAATAAGATTGTCATTGTTGAGGTCAACAGCGATGGTCTTGCATTGAAGTCCGGCGTGGCTGTTGTAGTCTCCAAGGCGTAATCATTTGGGGGAGGGTTAACTCCCTCCCCCTTAAATCACTTACAAAGGAGGCAATACAATGGCACGAGTACAGAGAGGTAATGTAATCCTCAGAGTCGGTGACGATGAAGTTCAGAGATACCTCAATATGGGGTATGACTTGACTACTCCCACTGGCAAGGTTATTCAGTCTGCTATCCCCAACGATTTGGGCACATTACAGACTGCGTATATCGACCATACAGCTCGTATTGCCGAGCTTGAGGCTGAGATTGCACACCTGACGGCAAAGCTTTCCGCAGAGAGAGCAAAGAAGCCGAAGACTACGGCACCCAAGAAAACGGCTACAAAGAAATAATTAGGAAGGAGGAACCGTGATGTACTTGTCGTATGAACAGTATACCGCTATGGGCGGCACACTCACGGAGACTGTCTTTCTGAATTATGAATTTGAGGCCGAAGCTCTTATCAACTATGCTACCTTTAATCGTTTGAAGAACGACACCATAATTCCTGATGAAGTTACCAAGCTCACCAAGTATATTATTGACCTTGTTGAAAAGCAGGCCAATTCGCTCAGTCTTGGTAAAGGCGAGAACGCTGTATCAGGAAATATCTATATCACCTCACAGTCGAATGACGGCGTATCGACATCCTATAATGGTATGTCCTCCGCTGATGTGTTCGGCACTTGTGAAGCTGAAATTCAAAGCGCCATAAAGAAATACCTTTACGGCGTAATGAATGAAGCAGGGCGATACCTCTTGTTTAGGGGGTTGTACCCTGGTGAATAACGTATATCCTTCTTGGTGGAACCAAACGATTACCGTCTTTAATAAATACGAACACCCCGATACCAGAGTTATAACGTGGTACAAAACTGTCTTGACAGGTTGTTTCTGGAAGTATACCACAAACAAAATCACGATGGGTGATACCACGTTAGAAACCAATGTCACTCTTTGTAGGGTGCCGGTTAATCCGATGTTCAAAGAGCGATATGAATGGGAAAAACTTACCGCTAATGTTAGAGGTAATTTCTTCACGTTTGGTCCTGGGGACATCATTGTTAAAGGCGAAGTAGCAGATACCGTTAATGAGTACGAAGCTGATAAAAGGTCATCTGACCTGATGAAGAAGTATAAACGGTTACAAGGATGTATGTTGATTGAGGCTTGCTCAATCAATGTAGGCGGGGGTAGAGGTAGCGAGCATTACTTAGTACGAGGTACTTGATATGGCTGTCAATCTGTTTATCAGAAAAACCTTCAGTGCGAACGCCTTGAAGAAGGCAGTTAATCAAAGCCTTGACCCAAAAGTAAGAGCCTTGAAAAAGGACAAACAGCTCGCTAATACTATCGCCCGGGCGTGGGCCGACCGTGTTACACGATTTGTGCCCCGCAGTTTAGAGGATGGGCACCACCTGCAAGACTATTATGTTTCAGATGGTCGAGTTGTGTGGAGACGCCCTGCACGCCGTGATGACCCGAAGTTGGGAATTACGGCAGGTGAAGAGCTTGCTTATAGACTGTATGAGGGTCCTCTCAGAGGTACCTTTCAATCACGTTATAGTGAGCATACTCCTATGCCGCATTGGGACCAGTTTGTACGACCTGGCACAGATGATTGGGACGCTTTTGTAGAAGATGTAACACCTACTATTAGAGATTGGATGAGGAAGAGTAATGGATAAAAGTCAAGCAGTATTATCATTTTTACAGACTTGTCCTGAAATCTCTGCGACACCTCTATTCTTCAATTTCGGTAACGTAGAAGATAATGCCCACCAGGCTATTATCAACTCCGATGATGTTGCATTACATACACCCTTTATTGATGGTAGTGTTGCTAAGAGATTTACCTTTAGCATAGACAGCTTCAAGTCTGTTGCATATAATCCCGTTACCCAAGAGTATCTTGCGAATGATGAAAACCTTACAGAGTTTGAAGGCGTTCAGCAGATATTAGACTGGGTTACGGCGCAGGAAAAACTGCGTAACTACCCAAATTTTGGTACTGACTGTATCATTGATGAAATGAAAGTCCTTACCACTAAGCCCGAACTGGTGGGTGTTGATACCTCGCTTAACCCACCGATGGCTGTCTATCGTCTATCCATTCAGATAGACTATATAGACAATACAGACAAAGCGTGGAAATAATCTTGTAAAGGAGATATTTACTATGGCAATGGCTATGAACCTCGCCCAGGGTGCAGTTGCCCAGAGAAAAACGCTCATTATGGTTGCAGAGTGGCCGGCTTCTGGTTCGGAAACTCCCAACAGAGAAATTCTCGGTACTCGTACTGAGGATAGCTCTTATGAGCTGAATCCTGACATCCAGACCTCTCAGGATATTCTGGGTAATTCTTACACAGATGTCAACAAGACTGAGCCTCAGCAGACGTTTGACCCGTTCTACATCATCGGTGGCTCCAAGCTCGGCGAATTTCTCGTCAATGCGATTTTGGAGAATAATATTGACGCATATACCAATGCGTTTAATATTTACATTATCGCGGCATTTATCAGCGAGACCACCGGCGAAGGCGCTCAGGCAGCAACTTCGTACAGAACGGCAAAGCACACCAATTGTTCCATCATTCCTACTGCTATCGGTGGCGATACGAGGAACAATATGCCTGTCGAAGTGCATTATAGTAATATCATTACTATGGGCTCTGTCGATAAGCTGAGTGACGATTTCACCTTCACCGCTGATTCCTAAGTTGGAGGGTATAACACATTATGAGTATCGGTAAAGATAAGACCAGAAATGGTAAAGGTACCGGCAGCTACGATAAGGTGTCGATGACTGGCACAGGCAAGAAATCGAGCGGCCCGAAACGCAACTCCGGTACCTCTCGTAATGTGGGAACTTCTCGCAATAAAGGAACTTCCCGCAATAAGGGTACAACCCGTAATTCTAAATAATAAAGGAGACTGAACCAATATGGATGCTATTCTCACTAATGAGCGTGTCAATGCGCCTCAGGACCAGATTATTGATGTCGCTCTTCCTGAAATCAGGAAAAAGAAATTTCGCTTCAATAAGGACGACAACCGCATTGTCGAGTTGAACGTCTCGGATATGAACATTGTTACCCGTATTGCTGAGGGCTATCCCAAGCTCAACGCTTTACAGGAAAAGGCTGCGAAGCTCACCGATGGTATTTCTGACGGGGATGACCCCGACAAGCTCCTCGAGGACGCACAACTTATCTCCGGTCGTCTGAAAGAGATTGACGCCGAAATGCGTGAGGTCATTGACGAAATGTTTAATGCCAACGTTTCCGACGCCGTTGCTCCTGCTTCGGACGGTACGATGTACGACCCGTTTGAGGGCAGCTTCAGGTTCGAGTATGTCATCACCGCTGTGATGAACCTCTACGAGAAGAACCTCCAGTCCGAGTTTAATAAGATGAAGCGCCAGCTGGAGAAGCACACCGCTAAGTACACCGGGAGGAAATAATGTACAGCTTACCTACTACCGTCAGGGTAAAAGACCGTGAATTTCATATTAGAGATAAAGGCGATTACCGGATGGTATTAGATTGCTTCTCTGCACTTCAGGATGAAGAATTAAGCGAGGACTACCGAGTCCTCGCTTCACTTTTAATATTCTATAACGAGTTTAACGGCCTCGAGGATGTACAGCAGTATGACGAGTATGTGCCCGAGCTTGCCAGAGAAATGTTCAAGTTCATCAATGCAGGACAAGAAAATTCTCCTGGGGCAGACGCCGGAGGCTCTGTTATAGACTGGGAAAACGATTCCCAGATGATTAGTGCCGCAATCAACAATGTGGCTAAAACAGAAATTCGTACAGTGGAATATTGCCATTGGTGGACATTCTTAGGTTACTATATGTCTGTCGGTGAAAGCGTAATGTCCACTGTTGTCGGTATAAGGAGCAAGATAATACACGGTAAGAAATTGGAGAAGTGGGAGAATGAGTTTAGGCGTAATAATCCCACATACTTCAATTGGCGTAGACAGAGTGTTGAGGAAAGAGCCGTCGAGAACCTCGTTAGAGAATTATGGAATAAAGGTGGTGGCTAATAATGGCTGAAAAGCCCGTAATTGTTCCAGTTAATCTGGAAGTTACAGATGTTGATTTATCCAAGATTGATGTTAACCAAGTCAATAAAGATATATCACAGCGCCTTTCTGGACTAAAAAACGCTGTCGAAAGCATTTTTAGTTCTGTTGACCCGTCTAAGATGACCAAATCTATGTCTGCCGCTTTATCTTCTTTGAAAAAGGATATTAAAGAGGCTTCTTCGGCACAGGCTCGGTTAAATTCCGAAATGTCAAAGGCGGGTGCTACCAGCGAGACCTTTAAGAAGGATTCTGCGGAATTAGAACGTCTCCAGGCTCGTTTAACTGAGGTTACTGAAAAAAAGCGTTTATTTGAAAGTGAGGATGGTACTCCTCTTTTCAATGAAATGCGAGGTAATATCAGTCAGCTTAAGGAGTACAACCGATTACAGCAGGAGCGTAGGTCTATTGAAAAGCAAATTTCGGATATTACTGCTGGAACAGGCAAGATTTCTCCTGAACAGTATGTTGGTATAGGAGATACTTCTGCAAAAGCTGCCGAATCGTTATTGTCTGTTTATGAACGTCTCGCCACTGCTATCGCAAACGTAAATAAACACGCTCAGGAGTTTAATACTACTGTTGACAATAACAAAGTAACTGATGAATACGCACAAGCTCAGGCGAAAGCGGAGGCGCTTAAGGCGAAGCTCGAGGAGCTTAACGAGAAATCGAAGAGGATGGCTGCCGTCAGCGGTACTACCGATAGTGCGTGGGAGAATTTACAGTATGATGTAAAGCAGACCTCTTCCGAACTGGACTCTGTTCTTCGTTCTATGCGGTCTATGGTCAGCGAAGGTAAAGCCTTACGTTTTGATGGTGCCAAGGAAGATGTTCAGCAGTTAAAGGCTGAAATCAAGTCCATCAACCAGACCCGTATGAATATTGCCGGTAACGGCAAGAACAAGACGGGTACAGTTGAGGCTCGGGCACAGCAGAATATGAATCCGTACACAGCGGATTACCAGAAATCTCTTAATGAGTTATCTAAGCTCGAGGAGAAGGCTGCCCAGGTAGTTGCTAAGTACAATGAAATGAAGGCGTCTGGTAATGCAAAGCCTGAAGCGTTTGCAAAAGCACAGTCTGACGCCGAGGCCCTTATTGCCAAGATTGAGCAGGTGCGTACAGCCCTTAACAATATGGTGAATGAGGGTAAAGCGTTCAGATTTGGTGCTAATGGTGACGCCGCTGCCGAGATTTCCAACGTCAACTCCAGAGCAGAGGAGACTACAAATACTCTCAGTCAGGTACAGGCTCGTAGTCAAGGCTTAGGCAATACGTTCAGCAGAATCCTCAAGACAGGTTCGCAGATTGGTAGTGTTGTAGGCGGAGGCTTCAGAACAGTTGCAAATGCCGGCGGTAAAGTGGTCAGCGGCCTCAAGAGAATTGTTAGCGGTCTTGGCAGTATAGTCAAGAAAGCTGGTCAAGCTGTTGCCAGTATGACTAAATTCGGCAAGTCTGGTAAGAGTACCACAACTGATTTGAGCCAAGGCTTTAAGAAGCTGAGGAAGAATGTCCTTATGTTCGGTCTCGGCTTCAGGTCTACCTACTATCTCATTAAACGACTTCGTACCTATTTTGTTAGTGCGTTTAAGACCCTCGCTACACAGTCCAGCGAAGTTAATCAGCAGGTGTCGAGCTTGACGATGTCCTTTACAAGGCTCAAGGCTTCACTTGCAACAGCATTTCAGCCTCTGATGAACGTGGTAGTTCCTGCGTTGAATACCTTTATGGGCAAGATGTCACAGGCGTTAGAGATTGTTGGTAAGTTCTTTGCTACCCTCGTAGGTCAAAAGTATATTTATAAAGCTACGGCTAATCAATACGATTATGCCAAGAGCCTTAAAGATACCGCTGACGCCGCAGATGAGGCTACTGAAAAGCTCGCCGCTTATGATAAGCTGGATGTCATCAATGATGATAAGACAAAGAATACCAAGACGAAGGATAACGGTCTCCTTGATGTCACATATACAAAAGCCGATACCGAGGGCGCTGTTTCAGACTTCGCCAAAATGCTTAAGGATGCCTGGAAGAAGGCTGATTTTACAGCCGTCGGTAAAGTCATTCACGATAAGCTGGTTGGTATTCTTGATAGGGTTAAGAAACAGATGGTACCGAAGGTTGCCAATTTTGTCAATCGGCTGGCGAACAGTATCATTACATTTTTCAAAGGTCTTAACCTCAAAGACATCGGTAAGAAAGTTGCTGAGGTCATAAATGAGCTGTTACGGCTCCTTGACGCCAAGAAGATAGGCGCGGCACTTTCTGCTTTATATAGTGCGTTCTGGCAGTTTGCCTCTGGTCTTGTTAATAACATCAACTGGAAACAGGTTGGTGAAAAAATCGCCGATTTCATCACCGGTTTTATTGACAATCTGGATGTAAATGCTATAATTAGTACAATAACTGGTTTAGTGAACGGCGTAGGTCGGGCTCTGTTAAGTTTCTCAACCCGCATTAAGTGGAAAGAGATTGGTCAAAAGCTCGGCAGGTCTATTGTCAAGCTCTTTACAGATATTGACTGGAAAACTATCATTCAGGCAGTTTCAGCATTTGCCAAAGGTTTGGCAGCTTTAGTGAATGAGGTATTTTCTACTGAGGGCCTCGGTGAATCCATCGGTGCTACTATTGCAGGTGTTTTCTTAACTGCCATTAATTTGGTATATAATTTCGTTTCCAATCTCAACTTTGAGCAGATTGGTACCGCTATCTCAAATGCTGTAAATACTTTCCTCACTATGATGTCTGAGGTTGACCCTGAAGGTTTGAGTGGCTGGACGAAGTTAGGTCAGTCGTTGTTTAAGATTGCCCACGGCATTCTTACAATGTTGATTACCGCTCTTACCAACGTCAATTGGACAGAGGTTGGTGAAGCGATTGGTACTTTCTTATCAAGTATTGACTGGGGACAGTTAGTGCTTGACCTTAGTCAACTTGCTTGGGCTATTCTGAAAGCTATCGCTGATGGCTTGATGGGATGGATGGGTAAGGATCCCGTTAGTGCTACCCTTGCTACTGTGCTTGGTGCAATTTTGCTTGGTAGTGCAGTCATTAAGAAAGTATCTACTTTTGCCTCGAATATTACCGGTTTCCTGAATAAGATACCGAAAGTCGGAGGCAAGAATAGCGGTGGGGATGCCGCAAGTGCGACAATGGAAGAGGCAAGCTCTACCGTCGATACTGCTAATACAGGCACATCAAAGTTGACGGGCAAACTGAAATCCCTTGTTAAGAACCTCGCTTTAGGTATTGTCATCATAGCTGAGGTTGCTGTTGCGGCTGGCCTCGTAGTCGCCGCCATTTGGGGACTCGGTCTCCTGTTACAGCAGGTTGTAACAGCGTGGCAGCCGGTTCTTGAAAACGGACAAACTGCCATTATTGCATTTGGTTTAGGTACTGCAATACTCGTAGCAATAGGAGTTGCGTGTGCTTTACTCGGTCAAGTTGGTACCTCTCTCATTGTACAGATTGCTCTCGGTGTTGCTATGCTCGCATTGATAGGCGCAGCCGCTGCCCTGTTCTTAGCAGAGATTTGGGCAATCGGTTGGGGCTTAAACCAGATAGGACAAGCCTGGCAGCCTGTATTAGACAACGGTGCAACAATCGCAACCGCTATCGGCTTAGGTACCGTTATTTTAGTAGGTATCGGTGTTGTATGTGCCCTGCTCGGTGTAGCTGCCGTAGCTTCGTGTGGCTTATTACCTCTCGCTATTGCTTTGGGTACTGCTATGCTAATTGAGGTTGGCGTTGCGGCGGTACTGTTTATCGCAGAGATTTGGGTAATCGGTAAAGCTCTTAATCAGCTTGACGCGGCGTGGAAACCTGTAATTGCTCACGGAAATACTATCGCTACCGCAATCAAGGTTGGTACTAACATACTGATTGGCATTGGTGCGGCGTGTGCTGTTCTCGGTGTTGCCGCTATTGCAAGTGTCGGCTTACTACCTCTCGCAATCGCTCTTGGCACAAGTATGTTAGAGCAGATTGGTAAGGCTGCAATCTTATTTATCGCTGAAATCATTGTAGTAGGCCAGGGTCTTGATAAGATTGGCAAAGCGTGGAAACCTGTGTTGAAAAACGGCAGTACAATCGCTAAGGGTATCTCCGCTGGTACTAATATACTGATTAAGATTGCCGAAGTTTGTGCTGTTCTCGGTGCAATCACAATCGGTAGTTTTGGTCTCGCTTATCTTGCGATTGATAGTGGTACAGATATGTTACGGCATATCAAAAATTCCGCTATTGAGTTCTGCAATTCCCTCATTGTTGTGGCGAAGCGTATGACAGAATTAGCGAAGGTACTTATTGAGTTCAATAAGGTTCTTCCTGGTTTTGAACGTAATATGACCAACTTTGAAACGTATATGGAGGATTTTGTAGACGCCGTAGGTGACTATGCTAACTCCAGTTCTATTAAGAATATCGGTTCCGTTGTGGGTCAGATAATCGCTATATTCAAGGGTCGTCCTGTCTGGATATTGTGTTTACAGGTTCGTGCATTATATGCCGATTTCAATAAGCTCAATACCGAATTACAGAAGATAAATCCTGTGATTAAGACCGCGACTTCGCTTATCAATCAGTACAAGAAGTTGATGGGCGCATTCCAAGGAGCTACCTCAAGTTCAGGCGGTAATGGAGGTATCTTTGGCTCTATGTTTAGTGGAGCTAAGGCGATGGTAAATGGTATGATAGGCCTCTTTGAAGGACTTGCAAATGCTGTTATCCGTTCTGTCAATGAAATCTCCAGAGCCCTCAACAGTCTGTCATTTGATATTCCGAGCTATGTACCGAATGTAGGCGGTCAGAGGTTCTCCTTCAATGTTGGCTATCTCAATGGCATTACTATTCCTCGTCTTGCTAAAGGTGCTGTAATTCCCCCGAACAAAGAATTCCTCGCAACTCTCGGTGACCAGAAATCTGGTACCAACGTAGAGGCTCCGCTTGAAACTATCAAGCTGGCACTTGCTGAGGTTCTCGCACAGTTTGGTGGAAGTAATCACGAGCCTATCGTATTACAGCTTGATGGTAAAGTTATTGCCAGAGTTGTTTGGGATGAAAATGAGAAGCGTTATAAGCAAACTGGTAAATCAGTTGTTTATGGATAAGGAGTTATAACGATGGCAGTAACTAAAAATACTTCCGGTAATTATGTGTCTACCCAGTTTTTAGGTCACCTCTTTGGCTGGGTAGACCCTAACAACGCAGTTCTATGGTTTCCTGAAAATTATATAAATTTAGAGTCCTGGAATTCTACACCTAATCAGCGTGAAGAAATCAAGGCATATCGTGACGATAATACCCGTGATTTAACGAGAGTTACGGCAATGGGTAGAAAGTCCGTGTTCTCTTTTGAGACCAGAGAAAATCTCCATCTGGCTGATGTGAATGCCATTAAGAGCTTTTTCATTTCTCACGAATCCAATACCGACGAGCGTAAAATAAAGTTAGTATTTTGGAATGAAGAAATGGGAGATTATAGCACAGGATATTTTTACAGGCCTAATATGGCATTTCCAATTAAGCAGATTATCCGTACACCTGTGCGGATAAACAACACCAATGATACCTATGTAGATATTATATACGGTAAGCTCAAATTCGAGTTAATTCAGTATTAAGGAGTCGGCTATGGATATTCAGAGATATTTCAAAATCAAATTATATGACCCGCAAGGTAATGCCGTTGTTGACGAGTTTGGTAATGACTTAGTTATCGGTGAAGCTGAGGGTTATGGTATCTCCGAGAATAGTCTTAAAGTCGAAGAATCCTTATGTGCAGATGACCTTGAGTTGGGAGCATCCAATGCCAACCAGTTTGAAGTCCAGATTTACGGTCTGGACTTTGACGTTACTGGTTATGGTATTTACTGCTATAATGAGTATGAGGAAAATGGTGTTATCGTATCTGCGTGGCCTGTATTTGCTGGTACCATAGAGTCCGCAAAGACTAACAATAAGGGCGGTTACCGTGATATTATTGCCTATGACAAAATGTACTTTGTCCGTAATGCAGACGTAGCCGCCCAATGGGCGTCTTTCTGGTCAGGTAGAACAACTGCGGCATTGAAGGATGTTCGTAATATGGTATGTGAAGCTGTCGGCTTTGCTCTGCCTGAAAGTATAGCTCCCCTGCCTAACGATGGTGCCATTATGATAAATATTAACCCGGCAGAAGCTGACCCGTGGGATACCTCCAAGATGATTATTCAGAATGGTGTATGGGGTAAAATCGTTAAGCAAAACAATGTTGACACGTTTGTACCTCTTCTCTATGGTGGTAATCCTGTATTATCGACAACTCCTCTGTTGGCAGCTCCTCCGTTTGAAAGGGCTCCATTCTCCACCCTCATTAAGATGATAGGTGAGTTACAGTGCTGTTGTGCTAACGTCAGCAGAGAGGTCGTCTTTGACGAGAACGAAAAGTTCCTCGGAGGCTATATTGAGTTCATTCTTCTGGGCGTAGAAAATCAGGTCGTATATGATGTGACGGATGTCTTTGATACCAATGACGCCGACTTTGCAGATTACATTACAGACCAGCCTACAGGCTTTGCTATCTATTCTACCTCTGATACCATTACACAGATGGAGCCAGCTTTGAACAACACCAACCCTTATCCTATTTCAGGTAATGTATTCTTGCTCAATCTTCAGGCTTCACCTGTTAATATGCTGAAAACGGTGCTTGATGTTATACAGCCTTACATAGAGCGTATTCGTTATACGCCCGCTGAAATACCTATGATTATTAGCGGTGAAACTTTGAAGCTCGGTGATAAAATTGCCGTAGTTAGAGGCGGGGCCACTTCATACCATTTTGTATTTGTGCAGTCTATGTCAGGCTCACTCCTTATCAACCAGACTATTGAAAGTCCTGCTCACGGTCAAACGCTGAATAACAAAGCCTCGGCTGCCAATGATGTGATGGTACTTAACGGTAAGTATTCTAAACTTACCCAAGATGTTGACGGCCTTCATTTAGAGGTTGGCAGCATTGATGGTAGAACAACTCGCATTGAGGGTACTATTGACGGTCTTGAAGTTCGTACAGAATTGGGCACAACTACTATTGGTGGTGACCACGTCAGAACCGATAAGTTGAATGTTCATAAGATTATTCCTTTCGATAAGCTCATTACCACTACTAAGTGTTATACCGAAATGAAGGATAATCAGATGGAAGTCCATCTCGGTGAAGGTGAAGATTGTAGGATTATCCTCGGTCAATCGACTGCAAATAACGTCACAGTTCCTTGGGTCAGCTTAGAGATTACAGGATTACAGTCTAACCAAAATGCTATTATCCAGCGTTATCACGACAGCGAATATAACGGCATTTGGATAGGTTCATATAACGGCATTTCTGCACAGAACAGTTTAGGTATTTTTATTAACTTTGATGATAATAATATTTACAGGTATGTGAACGGCACTCGTTATGCTATTGCCGATGATGATAACATTATAGCAAGGTTCGGGTGATATTATGGCAGTAAGTAAGTGGAATTGGAATACTGCAAATCCCAGTACCGTTCATATCGCCACCGTAGCTCAGTCTATGGAAGAGGGTCGAGAGGACTACAAAGATTACCACTGGGTGCCTGATGGAGAGTATTCTCAAAGACAGGTATTTCCTCCTCTTTATTTCCACGCTACGCAGGCACAAGTTCAGGCTGCGTATGCCGCACTTACAGGATATACAAAGACTACCAATTTTAATCAGCGTGTGTGGAATGACCTCGTTGATAAGATTGTAGAGTTACAGCAGGACTTTGGTATTTCTCCTACAGAATGGCTTAACCGTGAACGTAGTAATGAAATCCAAAATCCAATAAGTGCCTATATCAGTAGTGAAGAACCTGGCTATGTTTCAAAAGATGGCTACGGCGGAATGGAGAAACATAAGAATTTAGGACACGCCTTGTATGCGTACAAGTTCAACCTTCTTGTGAACGCTCTTGTAACTCTTCCAGCAACGTGGGAATGGCCGTGGGAGGAAGAAGGCGTAGAGATTGCTCCAGGTACTCCTGTAAAAGGCTCTTATATTCTCGCCCTTGTTAAGGCTATCAACTATTGGTGTGACCAACCTCAAGCTCAATTCACGGCTACTTTTGCATTGACCAATCTTCTTGGCTTATCTGCCAATATGCGTATAGCTGATACTTACCGTATTAACGACACGAATATTCCTATGCCGTTTGTCATCAGTGGTGCATTTGAGCAGATTAACCCAAGTGACATTGAGGTTGACGAGGACTGGCTCAAAGTGTTTGATATGACGACAGGTGAGTTTAGATTACCTGACGCCTGCGATATTGAAATGTACCAGTATATTGTAGAGGACGCTGACGTAGAGATTTGGATGGGCGAATTTGATTATGCTCCTCCTGGGCCTATTAACGCCGCTACAATTACAGGACATTTTGATTGGTCATACACGTTTCATCAGGCTGCCGCTACGCATATTACTACCTCGATAAGTGAGGCTACTTCGGTATCTGTTTCTGGTATAGAAACGATTTCGTCAGCCTCTATTCCGAAGTCATCTATTACAGGTAGTCTTAGTATGGATAATGTGGGATTAGAGTGCATAGACGCTGGTAGTGTATTTACTGAACCTATTGTATTTGATTTTCACAGCTCCGTTGAAAATAATGTTGTAGCCTTACAAGGAAATGTGTTAGATACTATTGACTTACGGTTTGAATTATCGTATAATAAAATTGAAATGAGTTCAGCCAATAGAGTAGAATTGTGGAAAACCTTCACAGACTTTTCTATTGAGTGTGAACCCGAGTTAGAAGTTTTGACCCGATACGTTGAGCTTTCAGTATCTACCTCGTTTTCGATTGTGCCTACTCCTACTTTGGTAGACTTACCTGAGACACCGATGACAGCTCGTCCGTATTTGACTACGGAATTTGAGGTATTCTTCACTCCTCTTATGTCAGAAGAATTATCAGGTACAGGAGTTATTAGGTCAGATTTCCAAGCTCTCGCCAAGAGTAATTATGCTGTTCATCCTGAAATTGATACCTCTATTATTACAGAGAATATCGCTGATATGGGTGACCATCAGTATTTAGACCTGATAGTACAGGCTACAATTACCTTTGAAAATATCCTTGACATTCAATTCCGTCAAGCGGCTGCGATGGAGGCAATCGGTGCAATAAATGTATTCACCAATGCCAATAGTAACGGTGATGATAAAAGTGCTCCTACAGAGGCTGAAACTGTTATACTTACCGACTATCTTGCCTCGGGCCGTATTTGTAGAGGTGTGCCTGCCGAAGCTGAAACTGGCTATATCATTTTAGTTCTGGCAAATTGTGCGAGTAATCGTTTTATGCATATGGAGGCATTAACGACTATTCGAGAAGCAGTTACCGCAGAGTTAGAGGAAATGAACCTCGAAACGATACAGGCATTTGCTACTCTGTTTGTCGAAGGTACTGGTGAGTTAGAGTACACGATTGGTCAAATGTTCAACGTGTCTACCTTTATGACTTTCGTTACTGAGGTAGAGGCTCCTGTTCGTAGACGAGCTTTCTACTTATCACCTCCGGCTGATACAGTTGGTACTTTCTATACCTCTGACGGCGACATCTTCCTGGATGCTGACGGTAATGATATAGTAACTTCGGCGAATATCTTTGAAGTCACTACCTTCAATATGGAATTCAAAGGCGATATGTTTATTACATCGGACGGTATGCAATTCTTCACATCCGATGATAAAGAATTTACACCACTATAAAGGAGATTTTATTATGGCTCTTTCTACTGTTGCCAAGACAAATCTGTTTAATATGATTTTCGGCAAATCGCAGAGTAATACCCTTTTGCCTACCTGTTATCTTGGCTTGCTCACTTCTCTTCCTGCAAACGCTGACGGCTCTGGCTATAATGAGCCTGACAGCGCCGCTGGTTATAAGAGAGCATTTCTCGGTAACTATCAGTCCTCTAATAACATTATGACTGTTAAGACTGACCTCGGCGGTGAGTTGGTTGCCACTAACAATGACATCATCTATTTCCCTGAGGCTACGTCAAACTGGACAGCCGTAGTTGGTTGGGGCTTGTTCAGCTCCGAGAGCGGAGGCAATCCTCTGTTCTACGGTAACCTTACACAGGCAGTCACAGTTCAGCAGAATTACGTGCCGATGTTCCGCAAGGACAATTTCGTGATGAAGATTGACCCTGTGGTCACATAATATAAAAGGAGGACAATACTATGCCGTCAATTTTTCAGGACACAAATTTCGCCGATGTGCAGGTTGAATGTACTCTCGAATGTGTGAGTGCGGAAGACCTTCGCAAAGAGCTTGCGGAAAAGGAGGAGAAAGACAATGCCGTTAACACCGATTAAGGCTAATCAGTTTTTACAGCAGTTAAATGGCAAATCTGCCACTCTGTACCTTGGTCTTGCATCCGCTCAACCGAGCAATCTTCAGGATGATGGATGTACGACTAATGAAATCACAAATAAGGAGGGCTACGGTAGAGCCGTCCTGAATAACACCGCTATGTCAACTGCGGCGTCAGGTTCAACAAAGAATGAACAGACTATTTACTTTCCTGAGGTAACAGATACCAACGGTTGGGGATTATGTCGTTACATTCTGTTGTTCGATTCCCTCACTCCGAAAGGTGATGGAAGTGACTTGCTCGCTTACGGTCAAATTAGTGGCGGTGGCGTAACTCCGGCAAATGGTCAGGTGCCGTTGCTGAGACCTAACCAGCTCACAATGACAATGACATAATCATAAAGGAGGATAACTATGGACAAGGAAAAGCTCTTAGAGCTTGAAGGTGTTTCTGAGGACACCATCAAAGAATTTCAGGATGCAAAGGGGGACGATGAAGATGAAGGCGGATAGTTCTCTCGTTTCGGTAGTTCACTACTCCCCCAACAACTCTGGTAAGCGTGTATATCCGCTCACCCGTGTATCTGTCCACTGTGTTGTAGGGCAGTGCTCCGCAGAAACGCTGGGCAACCTGTTCGGCAACGCCAGCTTTGAGGCAAGCTCCAACTATGGCGTCGGTTATGACGGCAAGATTGGTCAGTATGTGCCTGAGAGCCAGCGTTCCTGGTGTACGTCCAGCTATGACAACGACAACCGTGCCATCACGATTGAAGTTGCATCCGACACTTACGACCCGTATGCTGTTAAAGACGCCGCATACAAGGCGCTTATCAAGCTCCTGGTCGACATCTGCAAGAGGAACAAAAAGAAAAAGCTCGTATGGATTGCCGACAAGGCAAAGGCTCTGGCGTACAAGCCGAAGTCGGACGAGCTCCTTATGACCGTTCATCGTTGGTTTGCCAACAAGAGCTGCCCCGGAGACTATCTGTATAGTCGCCACGGCGCTATTGCGAAAGAGGTAAACAAACAGCTCGGCAGTTCTTCTTCCACTACTCCCAGTACTCCTGCAAAGCCGAGTACACCCAGCACGTTCAAGCCGTATCTTGTTCGTGTGAAGATTTCAGACCTCAACATCCGCAAAGGTCCCGGTACAAACTATGGTCGTGTAGGCTATATCAAGCCGGGCGCATACACCATCGTGCAGGAGTCCACAGGCACAGGCGCTAAGAAGTGGGGTAAGCTCAAATCTGGCGCAGGCTGGATTGCCCTTGACTACTGCACCAAGATATAACAGGAGGCTAACAATGACTATTACAGTCTTTATCCTTGGTATTACCATCTGTTCTGCTTTCACCGCTCTCGTGACTGAGGCGGTAAAGAAAATGATTGGCGAGAAGTCCAATCCTAACGTGATTGCCGCAATCTGCTCCATCATTGTAGCTGTAATTACGGCTATCGTGTATGCTGTTTTCACAGGCATTCCTGTGGATACCACATATATCGTGGCAAGCATACTGCTCGTCATTTTCTCTTGGATTGGCGCTATGGTTGGATATGATAAATTGATACAGACAATCCGCCAGATTACCGGCAAGGGGGACGACTAAATGGTTACCCGTCAGGCTGTCCTTGATGTTGCGATTAAGTGGTTGGGCAAAAGCTCAGCCGACGGTTCGCACGAGGTCATCATTGACAGCTACAATACGATAACTCCTCTTCCGAGGGGTTGTCGTGTTAAGTATGATGACAATTATACCTACGTCTTTATTTCGGCTCTGTTCGTTATAGCGGGCGCGGTATCGTCATTCCCGGTTGACTGCTCTCTGTTTGCTATGCAACAGAAGGCAGAAGAAATGGGTATCTTCACTCCCATTTGTGACCCGAAGATTGGTGATTGTGTAATCTTCAACAACAATCGTTTGGGTATCGTATGTACCGTAAGTGAAGACCTCATTGAGGTAATTGAGGTACTTGATGGTACCGTTGTCACAACTCCTCTTAAGGATGTTTCGATTAACGGCTTCATCGTACCGAAATATCGTGAAGTAATCCCTCCCATCGAGCTGGCTATGGTTACAGCTACCGCTGAACCTAAACAGACTGATGAACAGTACAAGGGATTATATATGACCGTCGAAAAAGCTCCTATGAGAAATACCGCCTCTGCAAGGAGTAAGGCTATCGCAGATATTCCTGCTGGCATTATTCTGAATTGCACGGGCGCTTATGACGGTAAAGATGGCAACGTCTATCTGTATGTTACCACCATCATTGATGACGTTTGCTATACTGGTTATATTCTTACCGATTTTCTCACATCGGTTGTAGAATAAACTCCTTTCTGTTTAAGGAAACGGCTCAGGTTTTGCTTGTTCCCCTGGGTCGTTTTCTTTTGGCTTAAAAAATATTTTATAAATGTTTTGCCTAACCTATTGACTTTTCGCTAAATGTGTTATATAATATTGTTAGAGCAAAACAAAGGCTCCCGACAACAAATGACAACAAACGAAAGGAACGATAAAATGAGGATTCAATTAAAAGTTGCCCAGTCAAAGAAATGCAACGGGGATTACTCTATATTCGCCGCTTTTGAATACGATAATAAAGTAGTCGAAGCGATAAGAGCCTTGCCTTCAAGATACTGGGATAAGAATACAAAAGAGTGGGAGATACCTATAAAGAAACTCAACGTCTTGGTTGACAGTCTGCTTAACTACGATATTGAGATTATAGGTGAAATAGATAAACTGGTTGAAAAGAAACCGGTTGTTCAATCGGTTGATGGATTCGAGTTTAAGACAACTCCGTTTAACCACCAGATTGAAGGATTCCAGTATGGTCTCAATCACGATAGGTGGCTGCTCGGTGACGAACAGGGCTTAGGCAAGACAAAGCAAGTTATTGATATAGCTTGCGCCAAAAAGCTCACTCAAGGCTACAAACGCTGCCTGATTATCTGCGGCGTGAATGGCTTAAAATGGAACTGGCAGAAAGAGATACGCACCCACTCAAATGAAAAGGGATATATTTTAGGTCAGCGTATGAACAGAGCCCATAAGATTACTGTTGGCTCTACAAAAGATAAGTTGACCGACTTAGAGAACCTTGACAAAATTCCTGAATACTTCTTAATCACCAACGTAGAGAGTTTGAGGGACAATGCTATACAGGCGAAGCTCGGAGAGCTGTGTAAGTCTGGCGAAATTTCATTGGTAGCTATTGATGAAATCCATAAGTGTAAGAACCCGAGTAGTCAACAAGGCAAAGGCATTTTGAAGTTACAGCCTCAGTGCAGAATTGCTATGACTGGCACACCGCTTATGAATACACCTCTCGACCTGTATATAGTCCTCAAGTGGCTGGGTTATGAACGTCATCCATTCTATGCCTTCAAAAAGCATTACTGCGTAATGGGTGGTTTTGGCGGCTATGAAATAGTTGGCTACCGTAATCTGGGGGAACTTCAGGAACAGCTTAATGATATTATGTTGCGTAGGCGCAAGGAGGACGTACTTGACTTACCTGAAAAGCTCTATATAGACGAGTATGTGGAAATGACTTCCAAACAAGCTCAGATATATAAAGAGGTTTCTATGGAAATCAAGGCCAACATCGACAAGATAAAGATGGCGAATAACCCTCTCGCCGAACTTATCAGGATGCGCCAGGCAACAGGATATACAGGCATACTCTCCTCAACTATATCCGAATCTGCAAAGATTGACCGTCTGGAAGAAATTGTTGAGGAGAGTGTAGCCAACAACAAGAAAGTGGTTATATTCAGCAACTGGACACAGATGACAACTCCTGTACACAACCGTCTGGCGAAGAACTATAAAGGTCTCGTCATTACAGGAGAAACGAATGATGTGGACAGGCAGGCGTATGTTAATCACTTTCAGACTGACCCGGAGTGTAAGTACATTCTCGGCACCATAGGTGCTATGGGAACTGGACTTACACTCACCGCGGGAACTGTTGTAGTGTTCTTAGATGAACCGTGGACTATGGCGAACAAACAGCAGGCCATAGATAGGTGTCACCGTATAGGCACTACGTCCAATATTACAGTTATCACCATTATGTGTAAGAATACCATTGACGAGCGTATTCACGAAATCGTGGAAAAGAAAGGCGTTATGGCGGATGCTCTTGTCGATGGCAAGATTGCAGGTAATAAGATGGAACTGCTGAATTTCTTATTAAGTTAAGGAGGGATAAAATGTCAGCCAAATTAAGGATTGAAGAGGTTGCACTTCTTGTAGGCACCTCTACACAGACAATCAATAATTGGTACAGATTTAAGGCACTTCATCCTGAGAACGCTCTGGCACAAAAGCTGCCTGACTATGAGCAGAGTGGGCCTCGCCAGACGCGGTTTTGGAATAAGTCCGACATCTGGGCCATTACTGAATTTAAGAACTCTCTGCCCCACGGCAGAGGCGGCATTCTGGGTGATGTCACCCAAAAGAAATTAAGGAGGACTAAAAATGTCGAGAAAAAATCCTGAGCAGAGAACCGTCATTGACCCGATGGAGAAACTTGACGAGCTTGTACCTCAGTACGCCTTGAATAAGGGCGAGTATGACAGCTACAAGGCAATCGTTGACGAGGAGAAAGAGCAAATTAAGGATTTGTTACTTCACGTCGGCGAGAAAAAGCATACAGCTGGAGGCTATACAGTCACCAGAAGTGTGTCGGTTAAGGAGACGTGGGATGAGGATAAGCTCCTCGAAGTCGCCAAGAAACATAAGATACCGGTCATCAAGACCAAGCAGTATGTCGATATGCAGGCGCTTGAGGATTATCTGTACGACCACGAGTTATCGCCCGAAGGCGCGGTTGACTTGGGCAAGTGTCGTACTCAAAAAGAGACCGTCGCTCTGCGCCTGTCAAGGGCGAAGCAGAAAAAGGAGGACAATGAATGATGTTCGGAAGTCCTGTTGCCACATTTATTTTTGGCGCCGTATGTGGAGCCTTAGTAACTACTGTTACAATAATCGTGGCAGCTATTATGTCCAATAAAAAGAAATGAGGTGTAAGTGATGGCTTATGAAGTCAAAGGTTTTACCACAAAAATCACGGCAACAAGTCGTGTGGCTATCAAAATCAAGGACAACTACTATACAGTAGAATGTTCTGAGGAGAGGGCTATTCCTGATGTTGACGGTGTGGACATTGAGAAAGAGCGTCAGGCTTTATTTGATGATGTCAATGCTACTGTTGATATGCAGGCTGAGGATATTTATGATACCTTCAAGAAAAAGAAAAATAATTTGTAATTCCAGTTGCAATTTATCTGGAGGTATGCTATAATAATATATGTAATCGAGAGAACGTCACATCTTCCCGTGACGGCGCCGTATCAGTTGAAAGCAGTCGGCGGCTGCCTCTCGATTAGATACCGCGGGGTAGAGCAGTGGTAGCTCGCTTGGCTCATAACCAAGATGTCGGGGGTTCGAGTCCCCTCTCCGCAACCAGACGATTTGATGTAATGGCAGCATTCCGGGGGAAGTAAGTGATGTAATACAGGCATACCGCCGGCTGTGCAGGTTCGATTCCTGCAATCGTATCCACAGTTGGTTGGCATTGCGGGTGTCAATCACCGCAGAATACAACCAACACAAACGCAAGAGATAAGTGCCCGCAACACTTCTCTCTTGCGTTTATTACTTTTATGAGGAGATTTACCGATATGCAAGCTGAACAGTTTATTACTATCCAAGGATGGATGCGAACACAATTAAACCTGAAAGGAAATGACTTGCTGGTCTATGCAATCATCTATGGATTCAGTCAAGACGGTGAAACTCGCTTTACTGGCAGCCTACAATATCTCGCAGATTGGTGCGGGGCAACTAAACAAGGCGTGCAAAAGAACCTGAAAAACCTTATCGACAAGGGTTATATAGAGAAATTCGAGGTCGAGAAGAACGGTGTACGGTTTTGTGAGTATAGTTGTATAGTATGCAACTCAGTTGTACACCCTATACAACTCAGTTGTACTAATAATATAGAAGATAAGAAAGAAGTAAATAGGGATATTATTTCCATAAATGGAAATAATATGAGCGAGCAGGACAAATCAGATTTTGAACAGCATAGTTATAGTCCTGCTGAAATGCGAGAGAGTTTTTTAGGAAGTAATAAATCGGCTCGTAAGGTAAAAACTCCTAAAAAGAGTTTGTATAGTAAGTGTGAGGATGAAATTCTCCTCTATACCAAAAATCTTGAATTGCAGGATGTTTTGATAGATTATCTCCAGTTCCGTTTATCAGTTCGTGATAAGCCTATTTATGGAGTTAATCAATGGAAAGGGTTGCTCAATACTCTGTCAACTCTGGCGAAAGATGACAAGACCAAAGTCAAGATTGTATTGCAGAGTACGGCAAAAGCGTGGCTATCATTTTACCCATTCAAAGAGTTTAATTCACTTAATCCGAGCGGAGACGTTTTCTCTGAAGGAGATGGCGTATCGTGTGAGAGTGCGGATGATACAGAAGAGGACCGTAGAGAAAATTTGCGAAAGCGAGGAAGGAGGACTGACTTCTAATGAAGTGTTGGTATCAAGGTGTTTGTAATCAGGAGTGTTCGGAGAGTTGTATAAGATACCTTGAAATGACCTCAATGATGGAGCAGAGCGGATTGCCACAAAGTCGATGGTTTCCTGATACTTTGTCTCCCGATGAATGTGACTATGACGCCTTTTGCAGGCTTGCGGACATTAAAGATGATGTTGAAAACTATGTTGAAAATGCGAAAAACTTGTATCTGTATAGTGACCGCACAGGCAATGGCAAGACATCTTGGGCAATTAAGTTGTTGCTGAGGTACTTTGACAGAGTGTGGGCGGGCAATGGCTTTAAGTGTCGTGGTGTATTCGTACACGTACCCACGTTTCTTTCAGAGTCCAAAAATTTTGAGGCTATGAAGCCTGAGATTGTACGTCTGAAAGAAGTATTGCCGAATGTAGATGTGGTGGTGTGGGATGATATAGCAAGCACCCATTTGAGTAATTATGACCACAGTCAGTTAATCACGTTCATTGACCAAAGAACCTTAAATCAAAAGAGTAACATATACACAGGCAATTTGAAGCAAGCGGGCATTGAGAAAGCCCTCGGCGCTCGTCTTGCCAGCAGAGTGTGGAATGCCTCTGAAAGAATAGAGCTACGAGGGAGGGATAAAAGATAATGGTAGCATTACAGATAATCTCCAAAGTATTATCGACCTCTGATAACTCTATCATAGAGGACAATCTACTGTCGGAAGAATACTTTGTTGGTTATGAAGCCGAGTATGAGTTCATACAGGACCATTTGCGACAGTATGGTAACGTGCCTGATAAGGCGACATTTCTTGCCAAGTTTCCCGAGACGGAGTTGGTAGAAGTCACCGAGAGTGACCAGTATCTAATTGATACAGTCCGTGAGGAGTACCTGTACTATAAGTCTGTGCCTATTATTCAGAGGGCTGCGGAGTTGCTGAAAACAGACAGTAATGCGGCAGCGGAGTATCTGGTATCAGAAATGAAGAATATACAGCCATCATATCGTTTGGGTGGCATTGATATTATCGCACAAGCCGAGACCAGATTTGAGCAGTTCTTGGAGCGTAAGGAACATCCTGAGCAGTGGTTCTTTACGAGCGGCTTTGCTGAGCTTGATGAATTGATACACGGTATTCAGAGAAAGGAAGAGTTGTTCGTTATCTTTGCAAGGACTAATCAAGGTAAGTCTTGGATATTGGCAAAGATGTGTGAGCATATATGGAAGATAGGCTTTAATGTGGGGTATATATCACCCGAAATGTCCGCAGAGAGTATTGGTTATCGTTTTGATACTCTGTATGAAGGTTTTTCAAATAACGGTCTTGTATGGGGTAAAGATGAAATTGACGAGGACAGCTATCGTGAATATATAGACGAGTTGAAAAAGAATGACCATAAGTTCGTGGTATCAACTCCGCTGGACTTTGACAAGAAAATAACAATTACCAAGATACGGAATTGGATAAAGCAGTATAAACTGGACGCTGTTGCTATCGACGGCATTACATACCTTTCTGATGAACGCTATAAGAGGGGCGATAATAAGACCACCAGCCTGACTAACATAAGTGAGGACTTGATGGAATTGTCTATCGAAATGAATGTGCCTGTTCTTGTAGTAGTGCAGGCGAATAGGAGCGGCGTAGTTGAGAAAGGTACTAATGATACTCCTGAATTAGAGAGTATAAGAGATAGTGATGGCATAGCTCACAATGCCAGCAAGATACTGTCCATTCACCAGAAAGAACACGGCATACTGAATATGACGGTGAAGAAACAACGTAACGGTCCTGTGGGCGGTAAGCTGACATATAACTGGGACATCAATGTAGGCGAATTTCAGTTTGTGCCCAGTTATGATGACGCCGAAGCGCCTGAGGTTACAGAGCGTAAGGTGGATGAAATGAAAAAGAAGTATGTGGATAAGGAAGATGTGTTCTAATGCTGATAAATGATATACCCGTTAATGCAGACCTCAGTGATATATTGTATGAGTTGAGGACACAGCTCAGGGCGAACGGTGTTAATCTGCTGAAAGACATTAAGGACACTCCGAATAATATAATGGTAACTTGCCCGTATCATAAGAATGGTCAAGAGAGAAAGCCGTCGGCGGGTTTGAGAAAACTTGACGGGCAGTTCCATTGTTTTACCTGTGGAGAAGTTCACGAATTGCAGGAAGTAATCTCTTATTGTTTTGGCCGACACGATGATATGATAGGTGCATTTGGGTGGAATTGGATTCTCAAAAACTTCCTCACAGTAAGAGTAGAGGAGAGGAAAGATGTTTCACTTGATTTTAGTCGTGGTACTAATCGGACTGTATCTGATGTGCCTAAAGTAACTGAGGAAGAATTGGATAGTTATAGAGTGTATCATCCGTATATGTGGAGACGGCGTATGACGCCCGAAGTTGTAGACATATTTGATATTGGCTATGACAAGAAAACGCAATCAATCACGTTTCCAGTACGGGACCGCAAGGGTGTGTGCTTGTTCGTTGCTCGCCGTAGCGTAAATACAAAGTTTTTCAATTATCCTGAGGGTGTTACTAAGCCGGTATATGGTTTGTATGAGTTGTACCAGCTTGATAAATTCCCTAATGAGGTTATCGTGTGCGAAAGTATGATTGACGCCATCACTTGCTGGGTGTATGGAAAGTACGCAGTAGCCTTGAATGGACTCGGCAACTCTATGCAGATGGTCCAGCTCAGTCAAATGCCCTGCCGTCATTTGATATTAGCCACCGATAATGATGAAGCTGGTAGAATGGCCAGAAAGAGAATACGGAAGTACGTCAGAGGAAAGATTATTACCCAGATAGTATTTCCCGAAGGTAAGAAGGATATAAATGACTTGACCAAGGAAGAGTTCGATAGCCTGGAAGAAATATTTTAGACAGCCAGTTGCAAAGGCTATTAAAATATGTTATACTATATTTGTACTTAAAAAGAGTACACGACACTCAGACCAAAAAGATACAAAGGAGGACACTATTATGAGTGATGTACGTGGCAAGATTGGCCAGATGTACGAGAACCGCAAGAGCAGAAAGCAGGGACTTCTCGTTGAGATTGACGAGAGCAAGCGTCAGTACCTTATGAAAGACGAAAAGGGAGACATCTTCCCGATTTCGTTCGGCTCATTTAAGAGTAATTGGCGTAAGTCTACCGAAGAGCCCACCGAGAGGCAGGCAGCTGTTGAGCCTGCGATGGGCGAAGTTAACGGTGAGGAACCTGTCAAAGAGGAGACACCTCACGGTGACGAAGGTGTGGATGCCTTCATTGAGGCGTTAAAGGATGTACGTCCCATCCGTTTCTCACACGACCCGAAGAAGTCCGACGTGACCACACTGTACGTTGACGAGCTGGCAGCTCTCACGCTGACAAAGGACGACGGCGGCATTCGCATTACAGCGTTGCCTGATATTTACACATACTCGACTATCAAGAACCACGCCCTTGCTGGCACCCTGCGTTTCAACGATAAGGGCCACCTCAGCGTAGCTTTTGTAGCCGATTATGAGGATTTCGGCGCAGTTCTCTACGACATCCGTGAAGCCGTTGCAGAGCTGAACCTTTATGGTTATACGCAGGAAGACTAAATACACCACAGACAAAAAAGAAGAAAAGGAGAAAAGACAATGATGACAGAAGAAATGACCCCTATGACCGAAGAGAGGACCCCTAAGACAGTAGCCGAAATGGAGGCTGACCTGCAGAAAGAGGTTATCACAATCAATCGCGCCCAGTTCATCAGGGCGACAGCGGCTGCTATGGCATCCGAGCCTCTTGACGAGATTACCTCCAAGAACCCGATGTTGATTATGCTGTTCGGCGTAGCACAGCGGGTGATTTGGGACAAATGTGTAGAGATTACACAGCCTACCGACACCACAGACAAAAAAGAAGAAAAGGAGGATGTTGACGTTGGCCAGATTTGGAGTTAATGACGCCGAAAATTACGGCGGTAGCGGAAGTAGTTCGTTCTTTTCCTTGAAGAACGACAAAGACATCGCCCGTGTCCGTTTTATGTACAACGGAATGGAAGACATTGAAGGTCTTGCAGTGCACGAGGTTACAGTCGATGACAAGAAGAGGTACGTAAACTGTCTACGCGCCTATGACGAGCCGAGAAGTAAGTGCCCGTTCTGTGAGGCTAACAATATGCAGAGGGCGAAGTTCTACATTCCCATCTACAACTGCGACACGGACGAAGTTCAGATTTGGGAGAGAGGTAGAAACTTTGCACAGAAGTTGTCCTCTATCTGTGCCCGTTATTCCTCAGCAGACACACCGCTCGTTTCCCACGTTTTTGAGATTGAGCGTAATGGTAAGCCTCGTGACACAAGCACTACCTACGAGATTTACGAGGTAAGCTGTGATGATACTCGCCTTGAAGATTTGCCTGAGGCACCGCAGGTGCTTGGCACAATCGTTCTCGACAAGAGCGCCGATGAAATGAGGGACTTCCTCGATACAGGAGAGTTTCCGAACAACGGCGGCGGTAACCGTGAGCAGAGGCGCGGTGACGAGGACAGACCGTCGGGGCGTAGAACACCGTCGAACCGTCGCGGTGAAAGGTTCTAATGCCTTTATTTGAGATTCCCAAGAGAGCAGGAAGAGCCGGGGATTCCAAAGTTGCCAAGAAGGCTAACGCTCGTGCTACAAGGGCTCCCGCTACTGTAAAAGGTGGCGGGGGCCTCGTAGAAAGGATGAATACCGCTCGGGCTCTCGTAGAGAAAAATCTCGGTAAATATAGGGATGATTTTATTGTAATTCGTGATGAAGGTGCTTTACAGAGTTACATCACAGAGGCAATATGTAAAGGGATTATCTCTATTGATACAGAAACGACAGGGCTTGACCCTCTGACTGACAAGCTCGTTGGAATATGTATATATACACCAGGTTGCAAAGCTGCCTATGTGCCTGTAAATCACCGTTCTTATGTTACAGGCATTCGGGTAGATAATCAGCTACCTGTTAATATACTCCACGAACAGTTTGACCGTTTGAGAGAGGCAGACACATTCGTTGTGATGTTCAATGCCTGTTTCGATATTAGGTTTTTACGTTCTGGTATCAATGTATATCTAAAATGTTCGTGGGACTGCTATCTTGCTGCCCGACTTCTCAATGAGAATGAAGGTAGTGGTAATAATGGTTTGAAAGCCTTGCATAAGAAATACTGTACAGACGGCGCTGATGATGAGGCGAGGTTTGGAGAATTGTTTGAGGGCATATCATTTGATTTGGTTCCCATCAACCTCGGTTATCTGTATGCGGCTCACGATGCGATTATTACCTATGAGTTGTACGAATATCAACGTCCGTTCTTGACGCCCGATGACAGCGAGTGCCAAAAGCGTGAGCTACAGGACGTAGCTTGGGTATTTCATAATATAGAAATGCCTTGCGTTGAAGTCGTTGCTGATATGGAAGATATGGGCGTGGCATTTGACTTTAATGTTGCCGATAATCTTCACGAGGTGTATCATAAACTCCTCGAAGAAAAGACCGCTACTGTGTATAGAATCCTTGGTATGTACAAGGAAGAGATACACACATATAGGGTTAAAAATCCTAACTGCAAACTTTCTGACCCTATCAATCTGGATTCACCTGCACAGGTTGCCATCGTTCTGTACGATATTATGGGTGTAAAGTCTGTTGACAAGGACTCTCCCAGAGGCACCGGTGAAAAGATATTGTCCAAGATTGACAATGATTTCACAAGAGCCTTATTAGAGTATCGTGGTGTTGGTAAACTGATTAACACCTACATTGATAAGCTGCCGCTGTGTGTAAATGAGAAAGACGGCAGAATACATTGTAAGTTTAACCAGTACGGCGCTGATACAGGGCGTATGAGTAGTAGTGACCCCAATCTTCAAAACATTCCCTCGCATAATAAGGATATTCGTAAGATGTTCAGAGCGAGTGATGGGTACGTTTTGATGTCGAGTGACTTCTCCCAGCAGGAACCTAAGTGCTTGGCTTCTCTGTGTAGAAAGCAGGGCGACCCACAGATGTATAACACGTTTATGCAGGGCAAAGACTTGTACTGTGAGATTGCCAGTAAGGCGTTCAATAAGCCGTATGAAGATTGTCAGGAATTTAGACCTGACGGCACTGTGAATAAGGCAGGTAAAGAACGTCGCTCACAGGCAAAGACAATTCTGCTCGGCGTGTTGTATGGCAGAGGTGTAGATAGTATAGCCGAACAGCTTGGTACATCTACCAAAGAGGCTCAGCAGATTAAGGATAGCGTGTTCAGAGGTTTTCCTGCTATTAAGCAGTTTGAAGAGGATTCCATCCTTATGTCAAAGACAAAGGGTTTTGTCACCACAGTTTGTGGACGTAAGAGAAGATTGCCGTCTATGATGTTGCCTGACTATGAGGTGGTATGGAAAGACGGCGTTGCTCCTGATGATGACCCCTTGGCATTTGATGATGACGAGTTGAGTACAGAGGTGCCTGAGGCATTACAGCGTAAGTGGGTTAATCGTGTACGACAGGCTCCTTTTATGAAGAAGCGGTCAGTATTCGAGGCTGCAAACGCTGAGGGTTTATGGATTATAGACCACACACGGGATAAAGATACTACTAAGGTAGTCAATGCTCGTATTCAAGGCAGTGCTGCCGACCTCACCAAGTTGGCTATGATAGAGTTGCACAGTAATGAACGGCTCAAGGAGCTTGGGTTCAGAATGTTAATTCCCGTTCACGATGAAATCATAGCGGAGTGTCCTGAAGAGAATGCCAGAGAGTGCGCCGCATTATTAGCCCAGACAATGTCCAAGGCTGCCGAGCAGATACTTGAAATGCCTATCAACTGTGATGTTGAGATTACCAAATGTTGGTATGGAGAGGTGATTGACGTATGAAGTTCCGAGACGGATATACTCGGCATAAAAGAAAATTTGCTATTTTCATACTTACACACGGTAGACCGCATAATCAATTAACGCTGGAAACTTTGCGTAGACTTGGTTATACAGGTAAAATATATCTTGTAATAGATGACCAGGATGAAACTTTTTCTGAGTATATGGAAACCTATAAAGACGTTGCTTGGTTTAACAAAGATGTGTTTATAGGTCGTACCGAGACAGGATTGAGTTCTCCCGAACCTAACTTTGCGGTGTTTGCTCGTAATGCCATAGAAAATATTGCACTGTGTAACGGATATGACGCCTTTATGATGTTGGATGACGACATCACTAATATTAGAGTAAGGGTACCTGATAATGGAGTGTTGAAGTCTTATAGTCCTAAAGGATGTCTTGATGAAATTATTGACCTGTGTGTTGAATATGTAATTACAAAGAAAGTTGCCTGTATGGGACTTGGCTTTTGTAATTTATATATCGGCGGTGTTGATAATTTTGAAAAAGAAAATCCTCGTCAGCGTCTTTGTGCAGAGGCTTTTATAAGGAATACAGATTATGAAGTTAAGTGGCGACTTAATATGGTAGAGGATTTGATAACGTCTATTGATGGTGCCATAAAAAATCAAGTCTGGTTTCAATTTTTACCGTTACAAGTTGATATTCGTATGAGTGAGGGCGTTGTTGATGGCGGCAATAGTGACGTATATCGTAAGCTTGGTAAGTTCAAAGTAAACTTTATGCCAATTATTGCTTATCCATCATCTAATATTATGCGATACGGAAAAGATTGGGCTGTAACGACTACGCCTGAGAGTTGTGTGCCTAAGATAATCAGCAGTTCATATAGAAAGGAAGTGTAGTTGTGCGGTTGTTTGACATACAACAGCAGCCTGAGGATAAGCGTTATACTAAAAAGGTAGAAGTGCCTCAGTATGTTCCCAGTAAAGATAAGCCTCGTTTAGAGGAACTAATTGATTATGGAAAGTACAGTAAATTACTTGCCAAAATCAATAAGTCCGGTGTGACCGAAGAGGAGAAGAAATTTTTACGGTTTGCGGCTGCTCGTCATATAGTATTCAGATATGCCAAAATAGCTGACTATTATGCCCACGCCTCAGCAGAAATGCAGGAGCTTATGGAAGATAGTGCTTTGGTTATCTTGGATATTGATGACGCCATAGCAAAGGGCTATGTGAAGCTCAGTAAGGATATTCGTGCCATCCTTGAACAGAGCGGAGAGATTGCAGGAAATGAGAAATGATTTTGTAGCCTTCATTCTCACACACGGACGACCTGAAAAAGTATATACGATACAGGCATTGAAAAATGCTGGTTATACTGGCAAGATTGTTCTTGTTATAGATAATGAGGATAAGAAAGCCGAAGAGTATTATCGTATGTATGGTCACGAGAATGTGGAAATGTTTGACAAGCTGAAAAAGTCTACCGAGTTCGATACGATAGACAGAGGAGCAGATAGACGGGCAATCGTTTATGCTCGTAATGCCTGTTTCGATATAGCTGAGAAGTTAGGGTACAAGTATTTCTTGGAGCTTGATGATGACTATACAAACTTCCGTCAGAGGTTCGTTAAAGAGAACGGTGAATTTGGTTCGTGGTATCTCAAAGACTTTGACGCGGTTGTTGATTGTATGATTGAGTTCCTTGAAACGTCAGGCGCCTTAACAGTCGCATTTGCACAGACGGGTGACTTCATAGGCGGTAGTGGGAGTAAGGTGTTCAAAGATAAGCTGGCACGAAAAGCTATGAATTCCTTTTTCTGCAAGACCGAGAATAGATTTGATTTTATAGGACGTATCAATGAAGATGTAAATACCTATGTAAACTTGGGTTCAAAAGGACATTTGTTCTTTACGGTTTCTGATATGTCGCTTGACCAGACACAGACACAGGCTAACTCAGGCGGTATGACGGAGTTGTATCTGAACGCTGGCACGTATGTAAAATCATTCTTTACCGTAATAAGTAATCCATCGTCTGTGAAGCTCTATACAGTAGGCTCACGGCACAAGCGTATTCATCATTCTATCAATTGGGAACACGCAGTTCCTAAAATCATAAGCGGTTCATATAAAAAGGAGGACAAATAAAATGGTATTAACTATGACCGTCGAATTGCTCCAGTCTATGGTAGCAAAAGCTGTGAAAGGTGCATCCTGCAATAAGATGATACCGCTCACAAGTCTTATGGCAATTCAGTGGAAGGAGAATAAGCTCACACTTATTACCACTGACGCCACCAACTATCTGTATATTACAGAGGATAAGATTGACGCCGAGGACTTCTATGTGGTTGTTCCTGTAGAACAGTTCTCGAAGCTCATATCCAAGATGACCTGTACGTCCGTTAGGTTAGAGGTTGTCGATGGTGTTCTTAACATTGATGGCAACGGACACTATAAGATGGAGCTCCCTCTCGATGAAGAAGGTGAGCCTGTTAAATATCCTGACCCGTTGAATAGTCTGCCCATTCCGCCTGAGGAGTTCAGTTCGGAGTCGGTTAAGCTCTCAACAATGAAGCTCATTCTCAATACGGCGAAGGCAGCTCTCGCACCTGCTGACAGCGATGTGATGTGCTACAAGGGTTACTACATCGGAGACAAGGTTATCACGTCCGACTCCTACAAGATTTGTGGTATCAACATTCCGGTGTTGAAAGAGCCTGCGTTGCTCAGTCCCGAAATGATTGACCTGCTCGCTGTGTTCTCCGATGAGGATATTAGAGTACACAGATGGATTAAGGAAGGCGTGATTGCGTTTATCTCACCTAAGTGCTGTGTGTACGGCGCCGAGATGGACTGTATCGGTGATTTTCAGGTAGGTCCTATCACGAGTTTCCTTGAGCAGGAGTTTGATAGCTCCTGTAAAGTGCCCAGAGCAGACCTGTTACAGGCGCTCGACAGACTGGCGCTGTTCGTAAGTCCGTATGATAAGAACGTGATTACCATCACATTCATTCAGCAGGGTGTCACTATCTCGTCAAAGAAGACCACGGGTAGCGAGACCATTCCGTATGCTGAGAGCAACAACTTCAAGGCATTTACGTGCCCGCTCGACATCGAAATGTTCAGAGCCCAGGTTAAAGCAAGCTCTGCCGATATGGTGGAGATTGAGTACGGCGAAGATAACGCCATCAAGATGAAGGACGGCAACGTCATTCAGATTGTCGCTACGGCAGAAGATTAAAGATAGGTGGCAGACTGTAAAAAGTCTGCCACTTTTAACATATCCACTTTACAAGGCTACAATTATGTAGTATAATATTAACAGAGATTGTGAGTAAATAGGTGATAAGATGGCAAGAAATACATTAAAGAATATAAGTAGGCTAATAGACATAGCCAATACGAAGATACCTCCTGAGCAGGGCTTCCTTGCTGACCTTAAGCATAGCATTGAAAAGACGGACGAGAAGAACCGTCGCAAGCCTTCACAGACGTACAAGCCGTCAAGTATGAATTGTATCAGGAATATGTATTATCAGGTGATGGGTGCAGAGCCTGACCCATCATCATCAAGTTACTGTATGGTAGGTATCTGTAACAGTGGTTCAGATATTCACGAGAGAGTCCAGCAGTATGTTACCGATATGAAAAGCAATGGCATAGATTGTGAGTACATAGACGTTGCCGATTATATCAAGAGCCGCGGGCTTGATTACCTCGAAGTCGTTTCAAAGAACGGTATGGAGACCAAGCTGTATCATAAGACCCTCAATATGAGTTTTATGTGTGACGGTATCATACGTTACAAAGGCCATTATTATGTCCTTGAGATTAAGACAGAGGTTAGTTTCAAGTGGCAAAATAGAGAGGGTGTAGACCCGAAACACTATAAGCAGGGCACAGCATATTCAGTAGCGTTGCAGATACCCGAAGTAATCTTCCTGTATATCAGTCGTGACGTTCTGGATATGAAGGCATATATGTTCAAGCCGACAAAAGAAATGCAACAGGACTTTGTAGGCACCATTACAGAGTGTGACGGATATGTACAGCGTATGGTGTGTCCACCTAAGCCTGAGGAGTTGCCCAAAAAGACCTGCGAATATTGCAATTACAGGACACTATGTAAAAAGGAGATTTAACTATGAACATTCCAACTGCGGTGCGTATAGGCGGTTATCGTTACGAGGTAGAAAGACCCGAGACTTCGTTCTATACAGACAGCGGAGACCTGTGTGATGGGTTGCATTTGCCTAACGTACAGGTGATTAAAGTTGCTAAGGATGGCAACGATGAATACCAAAAGACCGTGTTCTTACACGAATGCCTTCACGCCATCATTTACACATTCTGCGGCAATCTTGTTAGTGACGCCGACGAGGAAAAGCTCGTAGAGAATTTGGCGAAAGGTATGTATCAGTTCATTAAGGATAATCCTTCTGTATTTGAGAACCGGGAGGGCTTTAAGGAGGGTAACTGATGAAGATAGCGAGAAAATGTACTATATGTAAGGCGCAGCCCAGAATAGTCACGGTAAGAAACTGTGTGTCAGGCAAAGTAAGCGGCTATTACATACATTGTCAAGCGGGCATTGACAGTCAGACACACCGTATTGATACAGTTACCTGTAAATCTCTCGCTAAGGCTATTGATATATGGAACGGCGAATACTACGAAGGTAAGGTGTATAAAGATGGGTAATGTGAATAGAGGAAAACAGTTTGAGGACCAAGTTCGTATAGGCTTTGAGCGTGTGCCTGAAACGTCAGTTGATAGACTGATAGACCCACAGAACGGCTATGCTGGAGTGAGGAATATATGTGATTTCATTGTTTACCATTATCCTCACGAATATTACATAGAGTGCAAGAGTTGTTACGGCAATACTCTGCCGTTCTCAAACATCACCAAAAATCAGTGGCAAGGGCTGCTCGAAAAGTCCAAGTACGCGGGAGTTGTAGCAGGTGTGGTGGTGTGGTTTATAGACCACGACATTACAATGTTCATCCCGATTAAAACGCTTGAACGTATGAGGCAAGAAGGTGCCAAGAGTGTGAATATACGACACCAAGATAACCTCAACTATGAGCATTACATCGTACCGGGCACAAAGAAAAGAGTCCTGTTCGATTATGATTTTACAGGCTTTTTAGGAGAGTAGCTATGTTGTGTCCGTGTAGAAAGTGTGAAGATAGATACCCTGCGTGTCATAGTCATTGTGACCGCTATAAAGAATGGCGGGCAGATTTAGACAAACGCAAAAAGGAAAGCAAAGCCTATTATTTAGGCAAATCACCAAAGATTTGGTATCAAGGAGGGAAGTAAATGTCAAAGATACCACTATCAGTAGTAGACCAAGCCGAAGTCAGTAAGCGGCAGGCGAAAGTGGAAGACCATTCAAAGACAATTATGGATATAGTCAATAGTATCATCCAGCCTTATTGTAAAGACCTCGATAGATATGTAGATTTTATCCGTGACTGTTTGAAGGATGGTGACAGACAGCCTACTGCCGAAGAGCTTGACGATTTCTGTTTGAACCTGTCAATGCTTATATACTATGCAGGCGGTATGTGTGAACAGCTTGGTATTCGTGATGATATATCCAAGACTGTGTACAAAGAGGTGTACCACACAGCACGTTCGGAGTTGACTGAGGGCACTATCTCTGATAAGGACTCCCTCGCAGAGTTACAGAGCCAGGCAGAGCAGGTGACCAACATTTGCTATAACAGAGCATACAAGATAATGAAGGCGAAGGTAGAAAATGCCCAAGAGCTTTTGAGCAGTTGCAAGAAGGTATTGAGCAGACGTATATCAGAGCAAGAGTTAACCCGTATGCAGAATAGAGGTGGTTAATATGTATAAGCCTAAACACGCCGCGGAGTCGGCAAAGAAGCCTCATCCGTTGGCCATTGTATTTTTAATACTTACAGTTTTGGTTATCATAATATCCCTTTTAATCTTTCTGTCAATGCCTGTGGCAGAATCGGAGACACCTACGACAGCGGATATGACTATGGGAGTAGTCTTATTCACTGATAGCCCTATTACAGACCCTCCTGAACCTATTACGACGGAGGCTCACACCGCAGAATATATGACCAGCTCAGACAAAGCCTTTCAGAAAGACCTTGATTTGTTAGCCAGACTTATACACGCTGAGGCGGGTAGTACAACTTGTTCAGATGACCTACAAAAATATGTTGGTAGTGTTGCCTTGAATAGAGTGTGTTCAGAATATTATCCTAATAATTTACACGACGTTGTATACCAAGACGGACAGTATGAATGTGTAATGAACGGCAAAATAAATGAGCCTGCTACCGACAGAGAGATAAGGATGGCTAAGTGGTTATATAGCGTAGGGCCACAATTACCTCGAGAGGTAGTATTTCAAGCTGAGTTCGTACAAGGCGATGGTATATATCTAAAGGAACAGAATATGTACTTTTGCTATGTAGGAGAAATAAAGACAGGAGAGACCATATATGTTGAGTGAGCAAGTATATCATCCTGACCACTATAATCTGCCTGGCCGTAAAGAGTGTATTGTGGAGATGGAAGAAAAGTTTGGAGTGAAAGAGACCTTTCACTTTGAGCTGTTAAATGCCTATAAATATATATACAGGGCTGGCGAGAAAGCGGGCGCTGAAAAAGATATTGAGAAGGCTAAAAATTATTTCCAGATGGCTGTTGAGCTTATTAAGAAACATCCTGTAGAGCTTAGGCCTGAAATGGAAGTATTCAGAAAACTTGAAAAGGAGATAGCGCCGTATTATGGAAAAGCCGTTTGATTTTTCTACCCTTAATGTAGGTGATAAGGTTGTATTGGTAAATCGTACCGGTGGACTGATTGTAACTACCATTATTAAAATAACACCTACAGGCCGTGTTCGTGTGAAGTATAATCCGTCAGTATTTTTTGATAAGCACGGAAACGAAATGTCACAGGATATTTGGGGCCATTCTATGTATCTACGTCCGTGGACAAAAGAACTTGAGGAGTATATTATTCAGGCACAATTGGAACGTGATGCTCGTAAGACTGCAAAGCAGTTGGTAGCTGATACAATGTTGACTTATGAGCAGTCTATGGCCATTATAAAGATTTTGGAGGATTAGTATGTTAAAGATTGAAAATGTCCAGATTGTGGGCCTTGAGCCCGCTATACGAGGTATGCGAAACCCGATGAACAGTTGGGCAAAAAGTGATAGTAAAGTGGTTGAACACCACGTGGAACCTATCAATGAAGATTTCCCTTTGTTCGTTGAGGTGGGTGAAAATGACCTAAAACTAATGAACGCATTGGCAGCAGGCGGTCCTGTTCACGCCAAATATCGTAGAATGATAGTGGTATACCTCGACATCACCGCTCCGTTGTACTGGTGGAAAGAGTTCGACACCTATAAGGTAGGCACCGTAGCCAATAGCTGTTCGACAATGCACAAAATCCACAGCAAGGAGTTCACCGAGGATGATTTCAGTTGGGAACACCTTGAAGAAGTGCCAGAGCCGTCAGGCGTTGCACACGCTATTACTGACCATACTCTTACGGTGCTCAACTATTTCAGACGTAGATACCTTGAGACCAAAGACAAGAGATTTTGGTGGGGTATGATACAGACCTTACCGTCAAGCTATAATCAGCGCCGTACCGTAATGCTCAGTTACGAAGTGCTGGTAAATATATACAGGTGGCGTAGAGACCATAAGCTGGACGAATGGCACACGTTCTGCGATTGGATTGAGAGCTTACCTTATAGCGACATTATTACAGGAGAGGTGCAGAATGAACAAGGAAAATAGTTCACGAATGGGCTGCGGCAGTCTGTTGGCTGTATTGTTGACCGTAGTGTTCGTTACGCTGAAATTGTGTAACGTAATCAGTTGGTCCTGGTGGTGGGTAATATCTCCCGTCTGGATTTATGCGGCAATATGGCTGTTGCTTATCATTATCGTGGCAATATTTGACGATTAGGAGGACAAAAGACAATGAGAAAGAGTGACATTTTTCGTGGTGAGCTTGACTTAATCAGCAACCACAAATACAGAGAGTGTGCCAGAGAAATTTTAGACGAGCTTGTGCCTGACTATTTCTATGATGTGCCCGCAAGCTCAACGGGCAAGTATCATCCGTGGTACTCCCTTGGCTATGGTGGCCTTGTAAGACATACAAAGGCGGCATTTAAGATTGCCAAAGACCTGCTCAATTTGAAGCAGTACGAAGCGTTGGATGAGGACGCTATTCTTGTGGCAATTCTGTTGCACGATACCTTTAAGCACGGTGTACCGGCTTCGCCGTTTACAGTATCAGAACATCCTGTAATTGCGGCAGAAAACATCCGAGCTTATGCCCACAAGAATTTTGACGAGGAAATGGCAGAGGGTTTTGACTATGTTGCCGAGCTGATTGCCTCTCATATGGGGCAGTGGAATAAGACCAAGAGTGTGGAAATGCCTGTTCCCGAGACGCCTGCTCAGAAGTTTGTCCATCTGTGTGACTACCTCGCCAGTCGTAAGTACATTATTGTGGAGGTACAGTAATGTCAAAACTGGATGAAGTCATAAAGAATATGAATAAGAAGTCCAAAGAGGACCTCGTGTCAGTAGGCATACCTACATATCAGCACAAACGTATTCCTTTCACCAGTCCTCGTATGAATTACTGTACGTTCGGCGGCATACCGATGGGTAAGATTACAGAGTTGTACGGTGAAGAACACGGCGGCAAGACTACGACAGCCCTTGACTTGATTGCCAACTACCAGCAGATGGAGGACGCTCGTAAGGTGCTGTATGTTGACGCCGAGAATACCCTTGATGTTGAGTGGGCAAAGAAGCTCGGTGTAGAGGTAGATGACCTGCTTGTGTTTAAGCCTACAACACAGAGTGCCGAAGAAATATTCCAATTTATCCTTGACGCCGTTGATACAGGTGAAGTTGGTTTATGGGTGCTTGACAGCATAGGCGCCCTCTCGTCAAAGCAGGAGCTTGAACGTACAATGGAAGAAAAGACGTATGCTGGCATTTCCGCTCCGTTGACTGTGTTCGGTAGAAAAGTCACAATGCTTATGCAGAGGCATAACTGTACAGGCATTGGTATCAATCAGCTCCGTGATGACCTCGGTGCTATGTGGGGCGGGGCAGTAAAGACACCTGGTGGCAGAGCGTGGAAACATTACTGCTGTGTCCGTTTACAGTTCAGCAAGGGCAAGTACATAGATGAAACGGGTGCCGATATGAAAGCGTCCGCAGAAACACCTGCTGGTAACTATGTGCTTATGAGTATGACCAAGAATAAGAGTTGCCCGCCCACTCGTAGAACAGGGTTCTATACTCTCAACTATGAGTACGGCATTGACTATCTCAAAGACCTTATTGAGGTTGCTATGAAGTACGGCCTCATAGAGAAGTCAGGAGCTTGGTTTAGTATCGTCAATCCTGATACGGGTGAGCTTATCGAGAAGCTCCAAGGACAGGCTAAGGTGTATGACTATCTCGGTGCAGAGGAGAATGAGGACACTCTCTCAATCATTGAGGACTATATAGACCGTAGAATATATATGGACTGAGTAATAGCGGCAAGTATTTTTCGTGCTTGCCGCTTGCATTTGCACTAAATATGTAGTATAATATTAGTAGATGAACGAAAGGAGTTGAAACTATGTTACAAGACCTAATCAAACAATGGCCGGGAGTTATAGAGATTGATGGCAAAAAGTACGAAAAACAAGACGCTCTCTCCAAGCTCGCCGGTGACGTTAAAGACGTAAAGAATATACTTTTATTATCTCACGCCGAACGTGCAGTAGAACGTAATAAAACACGTTTTACAGATACTCCACAAGCTGTGTACAGAGTTACAGTCAGACAGTATATGACAAAGCCCGCAAATCCTAACTTTGATTTTATGGCAAAGTGGAATAATAACATCCCAATGCCGTTAAGAACAATGGTGGGCACCGTGGAGAAAGAAACACCTGGTATGGTGTATATGAAACTACACGGCGACATTACAGGCACGATTACCCAGCATTGTATGAAGTGTGGAAGACCTATAACAAATCCCGTCAGTCAATACTTTGGTATGGGACCTGAGTGCGGCGGGCATAATTATGTCAATCCGTTTGAGAGCGACGAAGACCTGAAAGAGGCTGTTGAGAAGTACAGACGAGAATACCTACAGCAAATCAAATGGGAGGGCTGGATAATCAAGTCCTCTATTGTAGAGAAGGAGGTAATCGAATGAGAGTTGCCGCTATAACAAGATGTGCAGATTGTCCACAATTAGAAAAATATGTGGATATAAATTCCCAGGTTATTATGGGACGTATGACACATAAGAACGCACCCGTGCGGTGTTTTTGCAGAAGAACCGGTGTTGGTTTCGGCAGTCTTGAGGCTGCTGAGTTGCACGGCTGCACGTTTGCCTTTTTAGACTTGAAGGAGGTGGTACTGTGAGTGAGATAAGACCTTTAATCGACAAACAGACATTAGTGGACGAAGTCGTCCGTGTTATCTACTACACGCCGAGAGGTGATATAGAGCCTACGGCTGAGGATATACTTAACATCATCAATCGACAGGACGTAGTAAGTCATTATGTGAAAGGAGAAAAGTAATGAGCATTATCGCTTGGTTAATCTGGACCGTTTGCAATCTTATTTCTGGTGAAAAGGAGGTAGGATAATGGGCACAAGAGAAAAGCTCTGCGAGTTAATAAAGATGTGCGATTCCTATGGCCATTTTTGTATGAACGCTGAAAGTAAGTGTCCTCTTTACAATGGCAAACACGATTGTTTTATGCCTCGAGGAATGGCAGATACGGACACGATTGAAAATGCCTACATAAGAGTGTCCCAAAAAAAGTTAGCGGGTTATGATAAGCCCACTCAGGATGAACTTATGAAAGAGTATATGATGGCCTGGTGTAGGTATCATCACAAAACTAACGGCCCGTGCAGTTGTCCTTTTGCTACTCGGGATAACGGCTGTATAATGAACGTGTTTACAGCTCCGGCACCCGTGATTGAGGCCGCTGTGAAAATATGTACCAATTATTTAGAATGTGGAGGTAAATAAACAAATGAAAGTAACCCAAGTATCAGCAGAGTTCGTTAAGGAACACTACCAAGACCCGAGGCTGTATAGACTGACGGCGTGTGATGATGGCAATTACGGCAAAAGTCATACAACGGCACGCCTTAAGGCAGTAAGAAGAATGACCGTCGAAGAAGTAACTGAGGCGTCGGACGATAATCCCAAAACCGCCTTCGTTATTATCGAGGCATAATGGGGGGGGGTGTACCAAATGTTCTACAAAAAGGGTAGAGTATATTGGGTAGACTTACCTCTTGACCCGAACTCTTATATTCAAGGCAATTTAAGACCGTGTGTTGTAGTGAACACCGGATGGGGAAGAACAAACCCTGCAATCATTACCGTGTGTCCTTTAACAACTAAGCTCGACGGCTTTGCATTTCACCCTAAGTGCTATGTAAGAGACCGTCCTGGACAGATATTATGCGAACAAATAACCACAGTAGATGTCAGCAAGATAGGTGATTTCATCGGCATATTAAATCCCATAGAAATGGCTGCGTTTGATAAGACCTTATCGCTGATGTTCGGTATAAACAATGAAACTGTATGACATATTCAGCGGCGAAGAATTAAAGATTGCCGAAAAGATACAACAACGCCGACTCCAAATGCTTGTCCACTCCTACATATACTATCGAATGGATGATAACATAGTTACAGACCATCAATGGTCAGCGTGGGCAGTGGAGTTGGCTGAGTTGCAGAATAAGTACCCGGACATAGAGAAACAGGTACCATTCAGAAAAGGTTTTGAAGATTGGGATGGTAGCTCGGGAGCATTTCTGCCTCTTGATGAACCGTGGATAGAAACTAAGGCTCGAAAACTTCTCGGGCTACCTGAAGAAAAGAAACCTGAAATAAAACTACCACCAAAGCCAAAGATTACCAAAAAGACCAAAGCAAGAAAGTTGTTTTAGCCGCTTGCATTGGCTGTAAATGTGTAGTATAATATTTATAGTGAAGAACAGAGAGGAGGTGCTGAAATGGCAGAGAGTGTAATGGCTAATGAAACCCAGGCTATGTTCGTAAGTGACGACTTTGCTCTTAAAGACCGTAAGCATTTTGTTCATAATCTGGGAGAGCTGTTGTCCCAAACCCGTGAACGTATTGTGGGTGCGGAGCTTGACGATAACGAGATTGTTACCGTAACTTACACAAACGGGCACACCGTAGCAATTAACGTCAATATGGATAGTTATCTGGCTATCATTCGTGACGTTACCAAAAATTTGTAAAGGAGGTGAAAGTATGTATGACCCGTTAGGATGCTTTAGTCGTAGTGTCTTAGATGATTGTATGACAGTTGATTTAGGTCAGCCTGTTCGAGTGAGGAACTTTAATGTCAATAAGTTGGTGTTTGTCACTAACGAGAACTTTAAAACCTATGGGTGTATAGGTAGAATACGCACATTAGGACAAACTTCTGCGGAAGTAGAAATCTTGACTACAGGAACAGCTTGTGCGTATGAGAGGGGAGTACAGATGGTCCGACTCAATGGCGCTGACGGTTGTATAAACGCTATGGCTCACGCAGTTATTTGGTATAAGTACCAGAACATTCGTCCGTATGATGTATCGTTGATGGATATTGATGAAGTAATCGAGTCCTTAGACAGAGCAAAGAAAGTTTTAACCAATTTTAATAAAAACAAGGAGGACAATTCTATGGCAAACTGTTGTTGTGAAAAGAAGCCGTTGACCGGCTATAAGAAGGTAGCCGGTGTTAATCTCGGCTCAAATCCGTATTACTATGCGGTGTATGATGAAGAAATCGAAGTCGGCACCATTGTGCAGGTTACCGGCAGAGCGTCCGGTCAGAATTTGACCGTTGACAGCCTTATGTCTGTTGAGGACTACGACGGCTCTCATACCATCACAGAGGAAATCTGTGCAGTGGTTGACAACGCTAAGTACCTCGCTCGTCAGGAGAAGCGTGAGAAGGCTGCCAAGCTGATGAAGAAGATGGACGCCGAGATTGCCAAGATGAACGAGCTGGATAAGTATGCCCGCTACGCTCAGATTAACCCCGACGTTGCTGACCTGTTTAAGGAGCTTAAGGAGCTGGGTGTATAATGCCCCGCCCCACCCGTTTCTATTCAAATCAACAGGAACGTAAAGTTGCTAAGGCGGTGGGCGGTAAGCAGACTGCTAACAGTGGTGCCACCGCCTTTAGCAAGGGTGATGTAAGAACCAAGTCATTCCTGATTGAATGTAAGACCTGTACAGAACACAGGCGGTCATTCTCCTTGAAAGAGGAGTGGTTTGAGAAGAACAAGGAAGAGGCTTTTGCTATGCACAAAGACTATTCGGCAGTAGCGTTTGATTTCGGTGCGGGTGATAGGTACTATGTCATAGACGAGGACCTTTTCAGAAAACTGGTAGAGTATTTAGAAGGAGAATAATATGGATACCTTGAGTTTTGTATTATCAGTATCAGACGGTAATCCTGGTGCGGCTGCATTTGCATCCCAAGCTGTCAATTTTCCTCTTGGTTATGAGGGATTACGCAGAATGTTGGACAACGACATCAAAGGTTGTAGACTGTATATGTTATGGAATGATGTGTGCGGCCGTGATGTAGGACTTACTGTTACCGTAATGAACTTCGCAGAGGTTCCTGACATAGTTGAGCATATCAACTATGAAGGCGGCAGAGGTTATTCTTTTACCAAAGAGGAATTAAACCACTACGCAGAGATAAAAGAGCGTTCCGTAGAACCTATCTGGGTTAGAGAAGTACGCAAAGCCTTAGAGAGTGTTGACCGAGAGGTTATGTGCCACATTAAGGTAAGTATTCATCACTTATCTGGTAGAAATTATGAGATAATTATTCGGCCTGATTTGCCACGATTTATGTAGAAAGGAGAAACCTATGGAGATTAAAACCTTAGAGCAGTATGCCATTGCACAGCTCGAAGAAAAGGACAGACGTATTGAGGAGCTTGAATGTGAGCGGGATAAGTTGATGTCCAAGATTGACGAGATTACCCAAGAGTATCAACATCTGCGTCAGGGGGTCAAAGAGTTCGGTACCCGCTGTGAAATTCACTCCTACAATAGTGAACCTGACCGAAAGTACATTTCTTTCCCGAGTGTGAATTCCAAAAATTGGAATGGTGAACCCGAGGCTGAGTTTGATAGGCTGGTCAAGCTGTTCGACATAAAGGAGGACGAAGATGAAAGCTAAAGGCAATCGTCAATGTGACCGAGTGCTGAGATATATGCAGACACAGGAGTCCATTACAAGAGCCCAAGCTATGGCTGATATCGGTGTAGCAAATCTGCCCGCTGTTATAGATGACCTAAGACACAAGGTCGGTGTGCCTATCAAGACAAGTATTGTTAAGGGCACAAACAGATACGGTGAGAAAATCACCTATGCTAAATATTCTATCGAGGAGGAAGAGGAGAATGATGAAGAAGTTACAGGCTGATGTAGCGCCTCTGGTATTTGATGAATACCAGAGAGCAGCCGAACAGTTTGGTGCCACGCATAATTCACCACACGAAGCGTGTGCCGTTACGTTTGAGGAGGTCATTGAGTGCGATAACGCCCTTAGTGATGTTAAGAATGACCTGCATAGGGTGTGGGGTAATACGATGGCGAATGAGCCGTCTTTGCGTGAGTGGGATAAGCTCAAAGAGGACGCCATAAATCTCGCCTGTGAGGCTATACAGGTGGCGGCGATGGCATTTAAGAGCCTGAAGAGTTTTGAGAGTCCCAAGAAGGAGGATAATGATGGCAAAAAAGAGCTTGGCGATTAAGTACAGGCCTCGTACCTTCGATGATGTTGTAGAGCAGGGAGCTATCAAGACTATCCTGCGGCAGCAGTTAGAGGACAACGAGACCAAGAATGCCTATCTCTTTTGCGGTGGTGCTGGCACAGGTAAGACTACTTGTGCCCGTATCTTTGCAAACGAGATAAATCATTTTGAAGGCAATCCCATTGAGATGGACGCGGCGAGCAACAGTTCCGTCGATGATGTCCGTGAAATCATACAGCAGGCAAAGACAAAGAGCCTTGAGAGCGAGTATAAGGTGTTCATCATTGACGAGTGCCATTCTATCAGCAATACCGGCTGGCAGGCATTCTTGAAGTTGTTAGAGGAGCCGCCTGCAAAGTCCATCTTTATTTTCTGTACAACAGACCCGCAGAAGATACCAAAGACAATCCTCAGCCGTGTACAGCGGTATGATTTCCAGCGTATCAGTCATAAGGGTGTAGTAAATAGACTGACCTACATTCTCAATGCTGAACAGCAGGAGGCAAATGAGTTCACGAATATTGACCCCGCCGCACTTGACTATATTGCCAAGATAGCTGATGGTGGTATGCGTGACGCCATCACAATGATGGATAAGTGTCTGTCATTCAGTTCGACCCTATCTCTGGAGAATGTAGTCAAGGCTCTCGGTGTGGCAGACTACGAAACTATGATAGCCCTGTCGGTGAATATCCTTATCAACAAACAGCAGGTAGAAATCCTCAACATCATTGAGGAAGTACACCGTAGTGGTAAAGACTTGAAGCAGTTTATCAAGACCTACACCAACTTTGTACTTGACCTGAATAAGTATGTATGCACACAGTCCTTTGATTACCTTGAAACACCGCAGACGTTTGAGAAGGATGTTAAGCGTCTGACTGATACAAACGCCTTGAAGGTAAGAGTGTTGAAACTGTTACAGGCTTTGATTAAGCTGAATGCCGACATCAAATGGGAGACCTCACCCAAGGCTGTAATTGAGGCAACACTTATCATTTTATGTGAGGAGTTTATCAATGATAGGACAGACTAACTTTAAGAAGTCCGTAGCTGAGATGGTAGAGAACAACAGTTTTCCAAGGTTCTCTATCATCGTAGGACAGCCCGGCAGCGGTAAAAAGTTAATGAGCCAGTATATTGCCAAGCAGTTAAATATGCGGTCAGCTTTTATCGGTACCTCTGTTGACGAGATACGGACGATGATTACAGAAGCGTACCGTCTTGCTATGCCTCTGGTGTATATTATAGCGGACGCTGATAAGATGTCACCCGCGGCGAAGAATGCCCTGTTAAAGGTGACAGAGGAGCCTCCTCGTCAGGCTTATTTTATACTCACCCTTTCTGATTTGACCAGTACGCTTGCCACTATTCGTAGTCGTGGTACTGTGCTGTATATGAATCCGTATGCACCTACAGAAATCGGTGAGTATTTCCAGACTAAATATCACGACGGCACATATAGTGGGGCGACAACACAGGACCACATTCTCATTCAAGTGCTGTGTGAAACACCCGGCGAAGTAGATACTCTGGTATCAATGGGAGTACAGGAGTTCTATGACTACGTTATAAAGGTAGTAGATAATATAGCCTCTGTATCAGGTTCCAACTCATTCAAGATTGCCCAGCGTATCAAGTTTAAGGACACCGATGAAGATAAATATGACCTCAGATTATTCTGGAAGGCATTTATGACCGTGTGTTCTGATAGACTGCGTGACGACCCGTTACGATATGCGGCGGGCATTAAATGCACGACCAAATATCTGCAAGAGCTCCGCATTACAGGTATCAATAAGCAAAGTACCTTTGATATGTGGCTGTTAGATGTGAGAAAGGAATGGATGCTATGACATTAACAACCATTAAATCTCATATTAAGGCTAAGGAGTTCAACAGTTTTTATATCTTCACCGGACCCGAGGCAGAAGTGATGAGGTTATATATAGGGAAAATCGCAAGCACCTATGGCGGGGATATAAAAAATCTGGATAGTATCACAAATTTGGCGTCCAGAATGAAGCAAAGGTCAGTTCTCCAAAATCGCTCTGTTTACGTTTTGCGTGACTGTAAAGACTTTTTATCTAATGACGAATTACAAGAGCGTATAACGCAAAATAACACGTTTTATGACTGTATTATAATCTTTGTTTATACTGCAATCGACAAGCGTTCTCGGATGTACAAGAAATTCAAAGACCAGATAGTAGAGTTTGACTATTTGGCAGATGATGTCCTTGTCAAGTATATTCAGCGACAGGCTGATTTGAGCGAGCGTAACTGCCGACGTCTGGTAGAGCTGTGCGAGAATGATTATAGCCGTATCTTGTTAGAGGTAGATAAGGTGAAGCGATATGCCAAAGCCAAGTCTATTGCTGATGATAAGGCCTTTACAGAGCTTGTTGACCAGAGAGTGATTTATATACCTCCGAAAGACGCCGTGTTTGATTTTGTGGACGCTGTGTTGAAAGACCAGCCAAGAAAGTCCTTTGAGCTGTTACAGGAGAGTTATGCCTGCGGCGAGGCAACGCTTGTGCTGTTGGCAAACCTGTACTTCGGGGCAAAAGCATTGTTACAGGTTCAGTCATACACAGGAAGTGGCAAAATCACAGAGGCAACAGGCTTGACACCGTTTCAGGTGAAACTTGCAAATGGGCGCAAGGGCCACTTTTCAAACGGGGAGCTGGTGCATATTATGAAGCAGGTTAGGGCTGCTGAAAAAGGAATTAAGACGGGCGAAATCGAGGATAGAATAGCCGTCGCCTATGTTTTGACCAATATTTGGTGAAAGGAGATTTATTATGAAAGCAACAGGAATTGTACGCAGGATTGACGACCTCGGTAGGGTCGTTATTCCTAAAGAAATTCGTAGGACAATGAATATTCGTGAAGGCGACCCGTTAGAGGTTTATGTAGACAGCAACGGGGTTATTTTCACGCCTTATAGACCGTGGAAAGAAATGCCGGAGCAGGTTCAAGATATTCGTGACCGCTATGTGGAGAGTATGGGTTCAGAGTTGTCCGACGCCCAGTCCGAGATTATTCAGCAGATGGATGGTCTTATTAACCTGTTGAAACAGGAGGCAAAGAAATGAGCCAGTGTGTGTGCTGTGGGACCTACATCCCCGAAGGCTCTCACGTCTGCCGTCATTGTTCTGCGGCACCTAATGAGATTACCGAGTTTATGGGTTTGCCTATAAAAGAAGTCATTGACTTGATTACCGTGTATAAGTGTTCACCGCAGTCGTGTCAAATGACCCAGGATTATGTGCAGGGCTATAAAGACGGTTATAGACGTTGCCACAATGAGTTTGACAAAGCCTTTGAGCGTTTGTCCATTAAGCAAGAAAAGGAGGATGAACGATGGGTAACTCAGATACAGTTCGGGAACAGACGGAGATAGTTTTGTGCCGACGTTGCGGCCGTAGATTAAAGACCGAAGAGGCGAAGCAGAGAGGTATGGGAAAGATTTGTTGGGAGAAATCTCATACCTCTTCCAGTAAAAGATTATTCGAGGTGAGTACCAATGAAAGCAAATGTTCCGAGACTTGATGGTTTTTTCAAAGATGAACACCCGCAGACCTGCCCTACACAAATTTCCTGCATTGATTGTGTTGACGGTAAGAATATGAACTGTTCGGGTTGTTTACGATACAGGCTGGTGACTGCGGCAGAGCGGTTAAGTTTAGAAGCGGAAAAGGGATTTGTTAATCGCCTTGAGAGTGCTTTGGAAGGGATGGCGAAAATCGGTGCAGAGGGTTCTTCACGTTTACAAGAACAAGAGTAGGGTATTCAATATCCTGGAGGGGTTATATGCGTATATCTCAGATTCGGACAGGATGTTTGATGATGTTATCTGGGTTGATACATCATTTGCACCGCTATGCAGAATTTTACAGGAGCACCTTGTCAGCTTTAATCCACCTGTTGAGAAGCCTCTGAACCTGCCGCCTATAACTCCTGTTACTTCTCGTCCCAAAGAGATTACTGTCTGCCTGTCGGGCGGTAAAGATAGTGCAGCCTGTGCCTATTACTATATCAAGAAAGGTTATAAAGTACATCTATACCACGCGGCCGGCGTTAATAAAGCATACGGGGACGAGAAGAAGGCGGCAGCGAAGATAGCGAAATATCTGGGCTGTGACCTTCATATAGATAATATCAAGCTGGAAGGCAAACACGATTTTATTGAGCATCCGCTTAAAAATTATATTATTGCCAATGGGGCTATTCATTACTGTCTGTATAACGGTTATACGCCTGTTATAGCGTTTGGCAATTTCAGTCAGTCCACATTGGATATGAATGAGTTTGAGGTGTGTGCTGGTGACTGTATAGAAATGTGGGACGCATATCGTAAAATCATACAGTCCGTGTTACCTGAGTTCGATATAGAAATACCTCTTAAATCTAATGCAGATACTTTTGACCTGCTGAAAGAAGATTGGGAGCTTTTCGGTATGTCCGTATCGTGTATGAGTCCATTCAGATTTAGGGCACATTGGAAACATCGCACTGAGGAAAAATACAATGTGAGAGTTTTTCCTGATAGGTGCGGCTGTTGTTGGAAGTGCTGTATGGAGTGGATGTGGCTCGCTGACACAGGTAAAGTAGAATACAATGAGGACTATTACATCCATTGTTTTGAGATATTGGAGAGAACCATTATCAAAGAGACCGGCGCACCTGGTGAAAGTTTGCAAGAGATTTGGGATAATTATATGTTCTATCCCATAGAGAAATCTAAGGCATACGAGAAGCTGGTCAATAAGAAGTTATTAAGGAGGGCGTACGGCTAATGCCTTTATTTGATGTAGGGCCACAAAGAGTGCCGAGTAGTTTACTTCACGCTAAATTCGGTTGGCCACCGTTTTCGATATTAAATACCATATCGTGGGACTGGCAGAGAAGAAAAGACGAGTGGGAGAACCTTTATAGGGACTCTACAAAGGGTCGTGATGTAAAGCGTTTCAATGCTACCCCTACCAATACGTTTAGTGCGAGGGGTGCAGACGCCAAAGAGGCTGAATCCGTGAGTGAGTTTGACCCGTTTCTCTGTGAGCTTATGTATAAGTGGTTTAGTAGACCTGGTGATAGAGTGCTTGACCCGTTTGCTGGCGGCTGCGTGAGAGGTACCGTAGCCGCTGTGTTGGGTAGACATTATTTTGGCATAGATTTGTCAGGAGTACAAACAGAAATGAATGTGTCCCAATTTGCGAATGTTCGTATCAAATACACAGGTATACAGGGTAATGCCGATTGGTGTTGTGATGATAGTGAGGTAGAGTTAGACCGGTTAGTCAGTACGTTTAATATGGTATTTACTTGTCCTCCTTATTATAATCTTGAAAAATACACTGGCTATCCTAATGACCTCAGTAATTTACCCACTTATGAGGACTTCCTGCATAAATATTCATCCATTCTGTATAAGAGTGCCCAGAAATTAGAGCCAAATTCCTTTTTTGTCATTGTGGTATCAGAAATTCGGGCGAGTGTGAGCGAGATGGACAAGAGCTATTACAGAGGATTTGTACCTGATACTATTCAGATAATTCGTGACCACTGCGAATTGCACTACTACAATGAGATTATCCTTGAGAACGCTATTGGGAGTTTACCTATAAGAGCACCAAAGAATTTTGATAGGTCAAGGAAGATAGGTCGCCATCATCAGAATATCCTGGTATTCTACAAAGGGGACATATCGGCAATCGAGAAAAAGTTTGGGAAGATTTCTATGTAGTAATCACTTTTACAGTTTTGTAACTCCCGTTGAAATGGCATTAAATATGTTATATAATATTCTTGTAAAGCAAAAACAGAACAGCTTTACGGAAAACAGACATCAAAATGCCAAGGGAGGACACTACTATGAAAAGAGCATTAGCCTCAGGAAAAATCAGACCACAGAAACACGTTCATCACACAACCGTTACCACCACGCACACTTATACAGAGAAGTACCCTATATACGTTGAAGTACCTGTCCGGGTGAGCAAAACTGTGATACAGCAACCCGCACAAAAAAGTTCAAAAAATCACAGAAAGCCTGTTGCAAAACGTACAAAGGTACGCTATAATATACTTGTAAAGTTCAAGAGCTTTACAGACAAAATCCACAAAAAACGACAAGAAAGGAAGATAAGAATGGCAAACACGAAATTCAAAGAGGCAAAGATTAGAGCAGAGGTTTTACAGGAAGTCTATGATAGCCTCGAAGAGAAGATTAAGGATACCAAGCAGTATTGGGGTGTCATCAAGAAGGACGCCAAGCAGAAGGTCAACTGGCGTACCAATGAACCCGTATTCGATGATGACGGCTTACCCGTTATGGAAGACGAGTACGGCTACATCAACAAGGACGAGCTGACCGAAGATGACGAGCTTCGTATCAAGGTTCTGAAGGAAACCATCAAGGCTATTGAAAAACTGCTGTAAGAGAGGTGAATAGGGCGAGGGTATATCTCTCGCCCATTTGATTATGCCAGAGAGGCCTTGTATAGGATGTAGATATTTTTCAGCGTGTGGAAGTACCACTCGTACTGAGCCTTGTAAAGGTAGGCAAACAAAATCAGAATGGAGGCACAAAGCTATGACAAAAGAGGCAAAGGCTGCTATTGACAATATGCCTACAATAGCATACTGGTCAGCCGGAGGCGGCATTGAGGTGAAAGACATCCACGAGCAGGATGGGGAGACATATGTTCGGTGCATATCTAACGCTTGGCACGGGCGCCGTCGTTATCATAATTTAAAGGTATCATATACGGTGCCGAAAAAGACCAAGGAGCCGAGAGCCTATGTGCTGATACACGGTGTACGCTATTATCTGGATGAATGCCTGAGAACCTAATCTCAGGCTTTATTTTTTTTAGGAGAATACCATATAAAAAGTTTCGTACAGCCTGTTGCATAGGTACTAAATATGTAGTATAATATTATTGTAAAGAACGACATAACCCGTTCAATACAGAGTAAATTTTGAAAGGAGAATGGTTATGAGTAAGTTTTATGGACAAGTATTCGGGGCTTCTAATACATCTGCCTCGAGAAGAGGACACAGCGAAATCCACGTTTCTGCACAGAGTTACAGCGGCAGCGTTATTACGAGGATGTTCTATGACCGCAACGATAGACTGATTGTGGACATTCAGATGTCCGACGGCAGTTCGTCTTACGGGGACACTGTGTTTCACGGCACGTTTGATGACCTGCAAAAAAAACTGAAAGGGGAATCCTAATGAACCGTGTAGTTAAGATACTGATGGAACGGGATGATATGACCCGTGAAGAAGCAGAGAGCCGGGTTGAGGAAGTCCAAGAGCTGTTAGAGGACGCCGTTACTACTGGTAGTTATAATAAGGCTGAGGATATTCTCGCAGACGAGCTTGGGTTAGAGATGGACTATCTCTTTGACCTGATTATGTGAGGTGTAGGTATGGCAAGATATGTTGATGGACATAAACTGGGTCCTAAACTTCACGACCGTGAGTTATTCGATATGCTGGAAGAGCATAACAATGGTTTTGTAGATTATTACCGTTCCCATATTCAGCGAAATGGCGAAAAGTATTATGGTACGGTGTTTAAGCTCGAAAAGCCAATGTCCGAAGAGCTGAAAACACAGTTGACCAAATATAGTAACGTGCGACTGTTCAAGGGACACGCTCAGTATGCTCCCGAGATTAAGTTTGCCTATGTTATGTTGTTAGACCAGAGAATTGCAGAATGGGAGAGTAGCTTATATGACCAAAGATAATATTTCCCTGTATGATAAGAACCGTACTCCGTACTCGTTGGCAAATCTTGACCTGCATCCCAGAATGTTTGTAGAGGACATCTTTGACGCTGTGGAAGATAGTGCCGACTTTGAGGAGTTGGATAAAAGACTGAGGAAAATCATCAATGAGCCCTTAGTTATTGACCGTGTTACAAATCGCTATATTAGGTATACGTTTACTGACCCGTGGGGAAATGTACGGTACCTAAAAATCAGGGTAAAAGAGAGTATTGAGAACGGCAACTTTGGAAAATATAAAGAGGGAGCTTAATCGCTCCCTCTACCCACATATTATAGAGCAGGAATGTGCCTAAAATAATATGATGGGTATGGGTAATTCGCATACCGTATCACAGTTTTTTAACCCAGGAAATAAGAGTTCGCAAGGTCAAAAATTTTTTCAAAAAAGTTTGATTTGCCTGTTGCAAACGCCGAAAATATGTAGTATAATATTATTGTAATCAAGAGAGAGCGCCATCTCCCTCAGGCATTACAGACTAATGACAAAAACTTGCCCACAGGGCACAATTCAGAAAGGATGTTAATTATGGCAAACAAGACTATCAAAACTATGGAAGAACTCGTAAACCGCGTATCCGACGTTACCGCAGAAGACCTCGCTCTTATCGTTAATAATGAGCAGGTCGACACCGAGAGCCTGACCGACCGTGAGAAGCTCGCTATCCTCGTGTATAACGAGCTGGCAAAAGCTCTGAATACCAAAGACTATGCGCTGGTTATGGACTGCAACTATGAGCGTTCCGGCCATCATAACCACAGCGACGAAGCTAAGGACGTGTGGCTTGTTGACTACCTCCGTTATGTAGCCGTCGCTAACCGCAACGCTACCCTCATTCAGATTTACGTTCGTCCGTCTGTCAGCAAGGGCACTGTTACATTCAACCTGTGTACCAGTTGTGCTCTTCCGAACAGAGAGGCATTTGAGGCTCTTGAGGATGACCTGCACTTCACCGTTAAGTGGGACAAGGAGCACAAGAGGGCTAAGACGTCTACCCGCCTCAACATCGCCTACACCGAAATCATTGATGTGGTCAAGGCAGTCTGTGCTGTGCTTGCCAGCACCAAAGTTGAGTCCGAGAAGGCGAAGGCGGCTAAGGCAAAAGAGGCTACCAAGAAGAAAGAGCAGGCTAAGGCAGAGAAGGCTAAGGAGAGGGCTGCCAAGAAGAAGTCTACCTCTAAGAAGAAGTCCTCGAAGAAGTCTACCAAGGCTAAGCAAGCCGAAGCAGAGAAGCCCGACGACCCGCTTGAAGATATTACCGAGTAATCACTCTCCCAAATAAAGATTGGGCACGGCAGTAGTCGTGCCCTTTCTCTTTGCGGTTATATAGGTATTTACCATATAAAAATACTTTCAATAGCCTGTTGCATAGTATAGCAAGGTAGTGCTATACTATAATCATAGAAATACAGCGGCCCGACACGCTGGACAATATGCCGGGTGAAATAAGAAAGGAACCGTTATGACCTACACACAGAAGTACCAGATTGAAGTTGGCTATGAGCTTTGGAAAAAGGGTTATCGCATTAACCGCGCCCAGTTCAGCGAGGAGAGAATGGTTGAGGTAATCAATATGACCAATGCGCTCTCCCGTACAGAGGTGACCTTTGACCAGATTTTTGCCCTACTGCTGAAGGAGCATCCTACGTGGTTTATTGATGAGGCGAAAGAGGCTGAGGAATATCGTGCTACCAATGAGCCTAAGCTCCGTGCGTATTACGACCAGCATATTGCAGGCCGAGAGTGGAACGAGATTGACCCTGGGTGTTGGGACTTTTACAGCGATTGGCACAAAGACGTTTACGGCTTCAGGCCAGGCAGGCGGCCGGGCATAAGAAGGACCACCGTATGTATGGCTATTATACAGGAAGAGGAAGAAGATTATCCTACATTAGATGGAAAGGGTGTAGATTTTTCAGATTGATTTGACCTTGACCCTATAAAAGTGTACCTGGATTTTAACAAAAGGACTGACGTAAAAATCAGTCCTTTTTTGTGTAGAAAACCGGTTAAAACCTACTATAAAACAGCTATAAAAAATAACCCAGGCGGCATTGAAAAAGTCAAGGAATATCTATATAAAATATAGTTCCTATAATATAAGTAATAGTAGTATAGTAAATATATAGAAGCCCTGACCTCCTTGACCCTGTCTGTTTAGTTACCCTCAGGATGACTTGATGATGAAAACCGTATCACACCTAAAAACAGGTAAAATCCTGTACCCAAACTTTCAAAATCCAGGTACATTCCGACACCCCAAAAAGCGCATAGGCAAGCGAAAATCCAGCTGTTAGCGTCCGCTAACTGAACAAAATCCTGGTAAAGGATAATGCCGCTATGGAAAAATCCTAACGTAAAAATTCACGTTTCCTGGGTACAAAATACTCCCTAAAATAAGGTAAAATCCCTGTGAAATTCATACAGAAATCCAGGTAAAAACCCCAAATCCAGGTACAGGGTACAGGTTTATTGTGTTTCCTCTATATATAGAAAATACATATATAGGAATGTACCTTGTACCTTTTTACCTGGTTTTTGAATACGAGTTTAAGGATATATCCTATTCTCGAATGGGCCGAAATATAAGGATTATACCAATGTCTGTCTGCTGATTGAAGGAATAAACCGCAAGGCATACGCTGCCCAGGCAGCGGCGCCCAGAAAGGATATAACCGTTCTGTATAGAGTTCTATATAAGGAATACTCCTTATTCTATATACAGTTGTATAGGCATATCATATAAGGCATTTACCTTACCGCCCTGCACAGGCTGGCTAAGGCATAATTGTATAGTGGCTATGGCAGTACATCTGCATACGGCATAGGCCTCAAAGGCTTGCCTGAAAGGGTGTGCATAGCCACTGCCGTGCATACTCGGCCACGAGGCATAGGCTGTGAGGCATAGGCAGCATATCATAGCATACTATGGCAACGGTGCTTATATGAGGTATATACCATTATATAGATACCACTATATAGGGCACAGGTCCCCTCTGGATCCCTTGGTAGGATGCAGGTAGCCCGCTCCGGACAGGGTTTGTGCAGGTTGCATAAATGCGTTATATAATATTTGTGCAAATCGTAGAAACGCAAATCCAAGGTCAAAAATGTGTAAAAACCTATTGCAAAACGCTCTCCGGCCTGCTATAATAGAGCCAGAAGATAAGAAATGACAAGCCCGCCGGGGGGCCCCTTATCTTACTCTATACTATGATTGCCCCGGCTGAAAGGATACCCATTATGAAAAAAATGACCACTATCGCTGCCGCCGCAGCCAAGACCACCACCGAAGCCCTGACCGCCATCATCGGTTGTCCCGACATCGAGACCGAGAACCTGACCGCCAATGAGCGCCTCGCAGTCCTCGCCTTCGCCGAGCTTGCCAAGGCCACCAAGACCAAGGACAGCCACCTCATCCTCGACTGCAACTATGGCCAGTCCAAGAACCACACCAGCGGGAATTACCTCGTCACCTACTGGCGCCTCGTTTCCAACGATACCAAGAACCAGTCGATGGTCCAAGTGTATGCCCACCCCTCGGCCAAGCGTGGCGTGATTACCTTCTCCCTGTGCACCAGCTGTGCCAAGATGAACCGTGAGCAGTTCGAGCGTGTTACCGACCTCCAGTTCACCGTCAAGTACAACAAGAAGACCGGCCGTGCCAAGACGTCCGAGCGGAAAGGCGTGTCCTATGAGGAGCTGCCGAGCGTCCTCGCCTCCGTGCGTGCCGTCCTCGCCAACTCGGCGAGCCCCGCTCCCGAAACCGACGCCGAGTAACCCTCGGCCTCACCCCATACGCAACCTGCCCCTCGGGGCGGGTTTGCCACTGCCCATAGGGTTTCTCACATAACCGGTATATCCCCTATTTATAACTGCGGTCACGATTTTATACCGGAGCCTGCCCCATAAGTAAACAGGGCAAAAAGTGGCTGGATGCGGTGCCGCCCTATATAGATTTCTCCTAATATAAAGATATAGTTGCCAAAAGGAAAACACTTCGTTGAGATTGTTTAGCGGGTCTCAATGGGGTGTTTTTCTATAGGAATTTTATTAGAAATGGGATTGACATTATTCTAATCATATTATATAATGTTTAGTGAAAGAGGTGAGCGGATTTATGAATTTAATGCCTACTTGCAGAAAATTGATTAAGGCACTGAGAACCAAAGACTTGCGGTATACAATGTCTACCAAACAGTTTTACGGCAGAGAAGGTGAGCCTCACAACTATTATACCATTAGCAAAGCAGAATGGGACGAGGATAAGCAGAAGTATAACCATACTGAATGTTACAGTACCACGTCCTTAATTCGTGCCACGCTGTATCTCCGTGATTTGTGGTATAAAGCCAACAAGTGGGAGTTACCTACTGACCAACCACTTTGGAATTCTATCCGTGCCGGATTTAAGGAGGAGAATTGATTATGGGCAGTACAGGACATTCCGCTTTTCGCGGAAAAGGAAAAGGCGCTATTGATAATGATACGTTCGGCATTAAAGGCGCCGTTGTTTTTAAGGGCAAAGTACCCCCTGCTTCTGGCCTTGATAAGCCCTCAGCCAATAAAATTACCTTGAAAGTGCCGTCAACCAGAGGGGATAATATCTTGTTTCAGTTTCGCCTTAGTAAAGATAGCCGCACAATGACCATTATAGGCTATCGTAACTCTGTTCCTGAAATCAAGTCAAAGGTAGCTGTTGACAGCACCAACCCGTCACTTGATAAGGTAATGAAAGAGGGAAGTAGTGCCCAGCGACAGCAGGCAGTAAAGATGAAAGACCTGTTTTCTAAATCTACCCAGATTAAAGAGAACCAGCTTCAATCTATTGCCCAAAAATTACTTAATAAGAAAAAGCAAAGAGAGGAGAATAAATAATGCCTGAAAAAATGCCTGGATTTAATGACTATAAGGACTTCCTGACAAAGGTGGGCCACGGTACCATTGACGGCGTAGATGTTACTCACGACGGTTACCCGCTCTCCGCTGCCGAGAGTAGGTTTATTAGTCTGTTTGTGGCTAATGGCAAGCTCAATAAGTGCCTTCGAGAAGCTGGGTTAAAGATGAAAGACCTTGCCGGCAAAGATTATATAGCCGACGAGATTACTTGGCGTCTTGACCAGCTTAAAAAAGAGTCCATCGCGGATGCGGATGAAATCTTACAGTATTTCACCAAGGTAATGCGCGGCGAGGAGAAAGACCAGTTTGGGCTGGATGCTCCTTTGTCGGAGCGTACCAACGCTGCCAAAGAGCTTGCAAGACGTATTGTAGATGTTCCTACTGATAACGATACTGCGGTACCTGAAATTAAGGTAACTCTCAACTGGGAAGGAATGTAATCTATGCCCAGAATGAGGAGACCCGTCAAAGTCGCTACCCCCGAAGTTCGGGTTAATATGAAAGATGTCCTTATTCCTATGTATAAACCCGTTTGGGAGGACATCTTTAACCACGGACATACTCACTACGTCTTTTCAGGCGGTCGTGGCTCTACAAAATCCTCGAATATTTCAGAGGTAATCCCTACTTTGATGATGAAAAATCCCGAAGTTCACGCGGTTGTATTCAGAAAAGTAGGTAATACAATGAAAAACAGCGTTTGGTCCCAGATGGTATGGGGTATTGACAAGATGGGATTAACTCCTTTCTTCAAAATACCCAAAAGTATTGCAAATCCTATCGTATTTTTACCTACCGGCCAGCAAATTCTGTTTTTCGGCTTAGATGACCCTAATAAAGTCAAGTCTATTAAGCTGCCTTTTGGTTATATCGGCATTACCTGGTTCGAGGAGCTTGACCAATTCTCTGGCGAGAAAGAAATTCGTAAGGTATTACAGTCAACAATGCGTGGTGGTACCAAATTTTGGGATTTCCGTAGCTTTAACCCGCCCATTTCTAATATGAATTGGGCAAATCAATACGCCATAGACGCTATGGGCCGAGAAAATACCCTCGTAGTCAAGAATACATATCTTGATGTACCTGAGGAGTGGCTTGGTCAAGCGTTCATTGACGAGGCTATGGACTTGAAAGCGACAAATCCAAGAGCGTATGAACACGAATACCTTGGTATTCCTGTCGGCACAGGCGGTAATGTCTTTGAGAATGTTGAACCGATGTATATGTCGGACGAATTTATCAGTCATTTTGACCATATTTACAGTGGCCTTGACTGGGGTTGGTTCCCTGACCCGTTTGCATTTAACAAGGTACATTTTGATATTGCCCGCAGAAATCTCTATATTTTTGCTGAATATAGGGTCAATAAGCAGACTAATAGAAATACCTTTGACGCCTTGTACCACGAAAAAGAGATATATACCGAGGAATTTCTTATAAATTCTCGTGAGAATGGTAATTTTATACGCCAAAGACACTTTATGGAGCCCGATGAAATACTTACAGCGGACAGTGCCGAGCCAAAATCTATTTCAGACTACAAATCCTACGGTGGATATGGCTGTCGACCCGCTGAAAAAGGCCCCGATAGCGTAAATTATAGTATGAAGTGGTTACAATCTCTTAACCATATCTATATTGACCCTGTTCGTTGCCCGGAAACCCTCAAGGAATTTGTGCGATATGAGTATGAAAGGGACAAAGATGACGAAGTTATCAGCGGATACCCGGATGCGAATAACCACAACATTGACGCCGTGCGTTATGCCCTTGAACGAGTATGGAAACGTAAAGGTAAATAAATATTTTATAGGAGGTAAAGCTCAATGATTAAGCTCGTATCTATCGACGGCGGTACTACCGATGAAAAGGTGTGTACTGTATTCGCAGACACGAAAGAGGAAGTCCCGGAGACGGGCTCTGCGACTGAGGTCAAGGGCCTCGTGGGTACTTTGAGTGCTGGTAGTATTGTTTACACCGCAAAACTCGAGGTTGCCCTCTTAAAGAGTGACGATACCTGGGAATGGGGCGAATAATATGCCGAATTTCAAGCAGTTTATGTTGCTGGACAGGGTCTCCAAGTCAAAATCACCTGTATTTAGACTGGCGGCGCTGAAAAGCCTTAAAGGGTCCCAGTCAGGAATCGCTCTTTTGACATCCGATAGCAAGGTATTTTATACCTCGCTTAACGAAAAATTCATTTTGACACAGGAGGTAAGTAATGGCTAACTATCATTCCAGTTATACTGGCCAGGAAATTGACACCGCGGTTGGTAAAACCAGTCAATTACCTGTTTCTGCTGGCTCTTCTGGTCAGGTTCCTCGCCTCAATTCGCAAGGAGTTCTGGTCTATGAGAGTCCTGGCTCGGTTGCAGAGAACGACCCCGGTCTGGTAACAGGCGGTGCGGTTTTCTCATATATTGCCAGTCTTGACGCTGACAATACCGAATACTAATAGAAAGGAGGTGAAAAGAAATGTCAAAGAAACTTTATGAGGAGTCCAATATCCAGGCTATTGCGGCGTCTATTCGTGGCAAAAATGGGTCAGCGACTACCTATAAAGTAAGTGAGATGGCAGACGCCATTGATAATATCCCCACAGGCCGTACGCCTGTCATTGAGTCCAAGAGTATTAACGCTAATGGTACCTACACGGCACCGTCCGGTGTTGACGGATTTTCTCCTGTAGTTGTCAATGTTCCGTCGTCCTCTGGTATTCACGTTACCTCAATCTCCCGTTCTTCGCAGCCTACTAAGATTGTGTACAAAGCGGGTGAGAGCGTTAACCTCGCAGGATTTGCGGTCTACGTCAATTACAGCAACGGTGCCCAGCGTTATGTGTCGTATAACAGCGAGCCTGCCAAATTCTCTGTTAGTCCGACGGTGCTGACTGTTGGTACCACTTCGGTTACTATCACCTATTCTGAGGACGGTTATTCCGCTACTTACAACCAGAGTGTGACCGTTACCAACTACATTGACAGCATAGCTGTTACCACTCCGCCTACAAAGACCAACTATAAGTCTGGTGAGGCCATTGATATGACTGGATGTGTTGTCACGGGTACCCGTTCTAACGGAGATACCGAGGTTGTTACAGGTTGGACGTTTAGTCCTACTGTCACAGACGAACTCGGAACTGAGGTTATCACTATCTCCTATGTTAGTGATAGCGGTGATACCCTTACCACTACTACTAACATCACAGTTGGTGAAGATGATGACCCGCTCGTTAGTATTGCTATTACTACTCCGCCTACGAAGATGGCCTATGTTTCTGGCGAATCCCTTGACCCGACAGGTATGGTAGTTACAGCTACATATACCAGCGGTGCCACGAGTGTCGTAGATAATAACGACCTGACATTTGTGCCGGCGAGGTTGAAAACGACCGATACTTCGGTAGAAGTCTCCTATCACCACGATGGTAGAACACGTTCCGCTACGCTGACTGGCATTACTGTTACAGGACAGGATATTGACGCCGTTCTCAACAACAACGATTGGGACGCAATCGAAAGTGTTGATGACGAAGGTGCCAACTACTGGTCCGTCGGTGATGTCAAGATGATTACTTTGAATGGTACCGCTTGCGGCGTTACGTTTAGTAACCGTCAGCTTGGTCTGTTTATTCTCGGGTTTAATCACAACTCGGCTACTGAGGGTAACGGTATCACGTTTGGTACATTCAAAACGGCTCTTACAAATGGTACAGATGTTTGTATTAGACCGTCGTCTGGTGGTACCAATATGAACGATAGTAGTACCAATGCCGGCGGTTGGAAGAATTCCAAAATGCGTAATACACACCTCGGCGCTACTGATACGCCTAACGGGGATGCTACTCCTGCAACGACCTCTAACCCTGTTTCAGGTTCGTTGATGGCTATTCTGCCGGCTGACCTGAGAGCTGTATTGAAGCCGATGACCACGTATTCTGATAACGTGGGCGGAGGTTCTGGCTCTGTTGCAGCCAATGTTACAGCTACGGTAGACTATATGCGACTGTTGTCCGAGTATGAAGTTCACGGTGCTCATACTTATTCCAATACTTATGAGTCCGCGGACGGTCATCAGGCACAGTATGCGTACTATTCTGCTGGTAACAGTAAGGTTAAGGCTAAGTCGGAACAGACGGATAGTAACACTTATTGGTGGAACCGTTCGGTCCGTCAGTACTACAGCAACGGTTTCTGTAGTGTCAACACCAGCGGCAACCCGAACGGTAACAATGCCAACTATACTAATGGCGTGTCCGTCGCTCTCCGTGTCTAATCCAAAGTCGACCAAAGTCCGGCTGAGCGCCAGCGAAGCCTAATCAAGCTGAAATAAGGGAGAAAAATTGTTATGTCTGTATTAAAGTCCAAGCAAAATTTAAGTAGGGCGGAGTTCGTAAATGTTGCCAATGAGATTTTTACGGAAACGTACCAATTTCTCTCCCGAGTTTCGGCGAGATACGGTAGATTACTTGCTCCGGAGATATGTGCCCGAGCGAGTGACGTTATTGACCATTGTGAAATGGCTAATAAAGTATTGCCGACAGATAAAGTCAAAGCGGAATATCGTGAGCGACACCTTCTGGAGGCATTAGGAGCTGTTTCTGCACTTGATGTAAAAATGGCTCACCTGTATAACATAATGATGAAAAATCCGCAAGGTTGCTTTACTGATACTAAGGGCAAAACGCTGGAGGCGTCAAGAGCAACCAAGCGTTTAGATAGTATGGCTCAATCTCTCGGTGAGAAAATTGACCGAGAAATGAACCTCATTAAAGCAGTTCTCGATAGCGACCGGTCTCGTCGGTCGTAGGTGTATCTCTGTGTGTTCGGCCGTTCGGTCAATCAGAACAACAGCAACAATTTCTGTAATGTCAACAACAACGGCAACCCGAACAATAACAATGCCAACAATACTAATGGCGTGTCCGTCGATTTCAAATTTTGCGTGGGTCGAAAAGACAGTAACGAATGTGTGAACCTATGACCCCATTTGAGAGGAGAGGTACTTCCTGTGGCTTCGGCCCGAAAGTGCTCCTTGACACGGCTGCACGGACGCTTTCGTGCATTATACAGGATGAGGTTTACTGTATTCAATGTGTAGTCGTTATGCAATTTAGATACCTTACTATACCATAATTGTGCGAGGAGCGAAGAATTTTGACCAATGAAGAACGTCGTGAGAGAAGGTACCAACGACGGAAGGCGAAGCGAGAAGCCAATAGGCAGGCTCGTACTCTTTCCGTCGGCGGTATCGAAGATGTATTTACTTATAATAAGATGTATAATTACGGTAAAAAGTGCTGTAAAGGAGTACGGTGGAAATGCAGTACCCAACTTTTTGAGCTTCACATATTTTCCATCACAGCGAAAAACCGTAGAAAAGTCTTAAAGCAGAAATATAAATGGCACAGATATTGTCATTTTAGACTGAACGAGCGAGGTAAAGTACGGCCAATAGACGCCCCTCATATTCAAGACCGTCAAATACACAAAACCCTTACAAATGAAGTGCTTTTACCACTATATCAGCCCAGGATGATATATAATAACGGCGCCAGTCAACGAGGTAAAGGCTATGAATTTGCACAACGGCAACTAATAAAAGACCTGCACGAACATTATAGGAAGTACGGTAGGACTGGAGTGGCCATTCTTATAGATTTCAAACAGTTCTTTCCATCAGCCTCCCACGATGTCCTTAGACAGGTTCACCGTGATTTGATAGAAAATAAACAGCTCCGCAGATTGGCAGACAGTATCATTGATACAGTACCAAGCACATTGGGTATGCCTCTTGGCGTAGAACCCAGTCAGGCTGAAATGATACATCTTCCATCTGACCTTGACAACTATATGACCTGCCAAATGGGCCTGACAGAATACAGTCATTATATGGACGATTACTGTATTTTATTAGAGGACGCAGAAAAAGCTCCGGAAGTTATTGACAAATTCACGGAATTGGCTCATAATAGTAAACTGACAGTAGGTGTTAATAAGACTAAGGTTGTAAACCTTACAAAGCCTTTCAAATTTTGTAAGGCTACATATAGATTGACTGAAACAGGTAAAGTTATAGTAAACGGTAGTCGGGACAGTATGAAACGAACACGGCGAAAGCTGATTTTCTTCCACAATAACCCGAAGTTTACGCCTGACGATATATGGAACAGCGTTCAAAGTTCCATCACTTACTTTGGCAAGTACAATGACCATAAACGGCTATTAAAGATATACCGTCTTGTCTATACCTTATTTGGGTTTCATTGTTCAAATATAAATGATTTTAGAGGTGCAAGAAAATGAAGTATTTAGTAACCAGACGATTTAAGACCAAAGCAATCTGCGGCGAGGTAAATCTCGCATACGGCACAGAGTGTTTTTCACAGGGTAATGTTATTTACAGACAGGATAGACAACCTCTCTGTTTGATTACCAGCGAAAATGCACATATGTACTTTACGGTCAATGATGACGGCTTGGCAAAAGAGAGGCGCCAGCTTATCGAAGATATTGCCAAGCTTCTGTCCGACGAAAGGCGTATGGAAAAACGCTGGGATGTCGTATGGAATGATTTGACTTGCCGAAAGTACAAGCGTAAAGAGCTTGCCGACTTCTGGCTTTGGAACCACGACTTTTATGGTGCAAGTCTTGACGATTTGCAGTATATAAAGAAAATACTTATGGAGGTAAAGTAAATGTATAAGATTTTCTCAGCAGGTAAACTGCTCGGCCGTAGTCCTACCGTTACGCTGAATAAGCTCAACAGAGAGAACGGCTGTTACAACCTTGCGACCGAAGAGGACGCAGAGGGCTTTGTAGCGACCATTCCTACTCCTGTTCTTAACGAGGACACGGGTGAAATGACTATCGTACCTATCTCCGAGGTCTTTGTCTTTGAAGGCTTTGAAATGAAAGGTACGGAGCGTGTAGGCTCGTTTGAGCTGATTGAATGATGTCCCGGCCCAGATGAAAAATTCTGGGCCAAACTCATTTTATGCTTGTAATTCGAGGATAAATGTGTTATACTATAATTACCAAAATAAACGAAATGAGGTATAAAAATGTTCAGCGACCTCTGGAGTAAGATAAAGGAGCTTGTAAGAAAGATGTTACCTAAGAAAAATATCCAAGAAGTCTTGCAGGTAAATCCCTGTGTTTCTGACAAGATGGGTGACGCCATCGAATTGTGGTCCAAGATGTATATAGGCGAAGCGCCTTGGCTGAGAGAGCCTACATACGAAGACCCGACCCGTATCGTTTCTATGGGTATTCCTGCTCTAATCGCCAGCGAGAAGGCGAGAATGGCTACCTTAGAAATGAAGTCTGAAATCTCCGCTCCTATGGAAGAGGTAGACGCCACGGCAGCTCCTGACGTTTCTTCTGACGACCAGCAGTCTCCCGAAAGCACTTCTGCCCAGCCGAATCCGCAGGATATGAAGCCTGACAAGAAAGAAGCTCAGCCTTCTATGAATACAGCTTCGGATGATGTTGTACAGGGCGGCGCAGGTGCTCCTACAATTCCTATGTCTTCGGCATTTCAGACAAAGACAAAGAAAGTCCCGATTGGGCCTACCGAAAGAGCTGATTTTCTTAATACCCAGTATAAGAAGCTCCTTCGCCAAATTCGCAGACAGTTGGAGTACGGTATTGCTAAAGGTGGTCTCGTAATTAAGCCCTATATCGTACTTCACGAAAGCACAGCAAGCGACAGCACACAGAATACAGCTAAAACGCAAAATAAGACGTTCGGCTCGTCACAGCAGACAGCAGACAACAAGAATAATGCACAGAATAAAAACGCAAATAATAGCGTTTCTAAACAGTCGTCCTCCACTGGCAGAATGAGCTATAATTCTAAGCTGAATCCTGCGGAAATTGAGTTCGACTTTATTCAGGCCGACAGATTTTTCCCGCTTGTATTTGACGCCAATGGAAAGGTCATCGAGGCTGCGTTTGTGCAGACTAAGGAGGACAAAGCCAACGAATGTGTGTATCTTCGTCTGGAGTACCACAAGCTCGAAGGCCGCAAGGTTATCGTTCAGAACCTTGCGTTCAAGAGTGACGATATGTCCCTTGCCAATTCCAGTAACGTGAAGTCTGCGACTAATCTCGGCACACCTATCCCGTTGAATACGGTAAGCGAGTGGGCTACATTAGAGCCTATCACCACTATCGAAGATGTTGACCGTTTGTTATTCGCATATTTCAGAATGCCTGAAGCGAACACCGTAGACCCGTATTCACCGCTCGGTGTGTCTGGTTATAGCCGTGTCGTTTCGCTTATCAAGGACGCTGATATGCAGTACAGCCGTCTCCTGTGGGAGTTTGAAGGCGGCGAGCTTGCCATTGACGTTGACCGTGACGCCTTGAAGTTCGTTACTGAACCTGATGGTGAGGGTCGTTCACAGCTCTCTACTCTCCAGAGCCGTCTGTTCAGAAAGGTAGACCTCAATGCTGAGGATACCTATAATGTATTCGCTCCTCAGCTCCGTGATGTGTCCATTACTCACGGCTTGAATACAATTCTCACCCGAATTGAGGACGCCGTTGGTTTCAGCCGGGGCACTCTCTCTGAGGTTAATTCGGCAGAGGCTAAGACGGCCACCGAGTTGAAAATCCTTAAGCAAAGAAGTTATGCCACCAATGCTGATATTCAAACAGCATTACAGGCAGCCCTCGAGGATGTAGTTTACGTTATGGACGTTTACTGCGAACTGTACGAGGTAACTCCTTCGGGCGAGTATGAGGTTTCCTTTGAGTGGGATGACAGCATTATCGTTGACAGCGAGTCCGAGCTGTCCAAGAGAATTACCCTTATGCAGAATGGTCTGGCATCCAAGCTGGAGAACAGAATGTGGTACTTCGGTGAGACTGAAAATCAGGCTCGGGCTGCATTACAGCAGATTGATGAGGAATCCACTCAGGCTATGCTCCAGAATGTGCAGGCCGAGATTATGAAATCTCAGCAGGGTGCTACCCAGTCAGGCGATGAGGAAGAGGATGATACTAAGTCACCTTCTGACACTACTTCCGCTAAAAAGAGCAAGGGTAAACAGGCTGATAGCCTCGAGAATCCCATTAA